ATGGCGCTGAGCGATACAAAACTACGAAGCCTTTTAAATAAACCGTATTCCGGCAAGCCTGAACTTACTGACGGTGACGGTCTTAGCGCTCGCATATCTCCCAATGGGACAATAGCATTTCAATATCGTTATCGATGGAGTGGGAAGGCTGTTAGGTTAACAGTTGGTCACTATCCAGCGATGACTCTAAAGGATGCTAGGGTAGTCATTGGTGACATGCGCGAATTGTACACGAAAGGACTTGATCCAAAAATATATTTTTCAAGTGGCGATACTGAAGCCACCTTAAAAGACTGCCTAGATTATTGGTGGGACAAGTACGCAGCTCATTTAAAGCCGAACACACAGACACTTTATAAGTCTGTCGTGTACAACACGATGTACACACAGTTCGGAAATACCCCTGTAGCAGACGTACCTATCTCATTGTGGGTTAAGTTTTTTGATAAACAGGAAAAGTTAAATCCCAAAAAGGCTAGGGTGCTACTTATGCAACTAAGATCAGTTATTAACTGGTGTATTAGTAGGCAATTTATTTCATCTTGTGAAGTGTTGAAGCTAAGCCCTAAAACTATTGGTAAGCGCCCTGATGTTGGGGATCGCGTTCTCACATATACTGAATTGGCTAAAATCTGGCTAGCTTTGGAAGACTGTAAAATAGTTACTTCTAATAAATTGCTTCATCAAATGCTATTGCTTTATGGAGCGCGACTTTCTGAAATGCGTTTAGCCAATGCTTCCGAGTTCAATATGGAAGATATGATATGGACTACGCCGAGAGAGCATTCAAAGATGGGTAATGTTATTCGACGTCCAATATTCAAGCAAGTCGAGCCTTATATTGAAAGATTGATCAATAATGGTAATGAGGTGTTATTTGCAGGGCAGGAGATTGATAAGGCGATAGATAGGTCGTCAGCAAACCTCTTTATGCGCAAGCTAAGGGAGTCTATTGATATTCCTGATTGGCGTACGCATGACTTTAGGCGTTCGATTGTAACGAACCTATCTAGTGAAGGAGTGATGCCCCATGTTACAGAGAAAATGCTGGGGCACGAGCTTGGCGGGGTAATGGCAGTGTATAATAAGCATGATTGGATGGAAGATCAGAAAAGTGCTTATGAGCTGTATGCAGATAAAGTATTTTGGCATGTTAAGAAATTGACTTCTGGTTAATGCCACCATTATCTATCCATTGCTGAATGTCTGACTTTTTATATTTGGCTGGACGAGCTAAAACGGGCTGAGGAAATCCGCATTGCTTCTTCAGTCTCCATAGAGCAGTTCGTTTAATCCCGATCCACTCGTATACATCTTTTTCTACAATCAAATCTGAATTAGTCATTATTCTTTTCCTTGTCTATCTGCTTTGCTGTATATGATAAAAATGAAACGGGGTAATATTTCTTTAACTGCTCACTTGTCATTAATGACTTAAATTTATCTAGGTGTTTATTTAAAACGCTAATCTCTATTTCAGAGGTTAACTTTTCCTCTTCCATTATTTTTTTAAGCTCATTCCTGCAATCCCTTGCTACTTTTCTGCGTCCATTCTCCATTTCTTGTGGTGTCATAGGCCACCTATGCTATTTTCCATTCATTTAATATTTGATTGCCGATTTTCATTAACTCATTTCTATTAATGGTGTTAATTACCCTGCGAGGATTTATATAAGGCCTCCATATTAAAAACATTGAGCCTTTATTATTTCCGTTAACTGGCTTTTTTGTTTCTGCATTAATAAATGATATTCGACCTCCCGTAATTAATCTCACTTCGTCAACTGTTTCTAATGCCGACTCATACCAACCTACAGAAGTATCAGACGGAATTAACATCACGATAGGCTGTAATTGTTTTTTACATTGCTCGGCTGCTTTATTAATCCACGGCTGAATATCAGAGTAGGGAGGATTTATCCAAATAGCGCCGTAACTTTCCCAATCACAATTTAGTGAATCGTCTTTTTCGGTGAGGTAATGAATACAAAGGTGGTTATTTTTATCTGCGGCGGCATCTAAATAGAAACCGAATTCAGCGTCCAATGCTGTAAATAAAGGTAGGGGAGTTTGCCATCTATCACGCAATTCCTTTGGTGTATGGCTACCTCCGTAATCAGCCTTCATCCTTGCTATCACTTATATTAAAAGGCAATCCATCGGCTTCCATTGGCTTTATGTTAGTAAACGTACATGGGATAATTACACCGCCGAACTCTTGAGCAAACATCAATGCTTGCTTTGCTTGAAGAGAGATATATTGTCTTGGCAATGCTATTTGATATGTAACGCCATCAATTAATACCAGCGTTGCCATTGCTTGAACTTGTTTCATTGATTAACTCCAATTCATCAGGTTGATAATAATCTACAAATCCCTCATCGTTTTCTATACAGATAGAGGTTGTATCAATGCCTATAATTACGCATGGTTCATTTGGCGCAATCCAGTTTGAATCATCGACAGTAGGAGTAACTTTATCGCCGACTTTAAATTTCATTATTCATCACCAACGTATTTAATTTTACCATCCATCATTGCGTCAATTATTGTTCGCAATTCCCAGCACCAATAAGCAGACTCGACATATATTGATAATTTGCCGTAGTCGTGTTGTTTGCGCTTAATAAATCGCTCAGCCGCTTCTTTGGTTAGATGTGAATTTACTGTTCTGTAATCCCATTTCCAGTAGTAAATATATGAGTCGTCAGTAACATCAATGATTGCGTTGGCTTTATCGTAGTCGCTTAGCATATCCCATGACCAACCGGTATATTCCTCAGCCTGAGCGAGTACTTTACTTTCTACATCCTTATCTAACTCACTAAAGGCATCATTAACGTCATCGTAGTATTCACCTTCACAACAAATACCCACGTTATCATCATCGCTGCCAGTGACGGTTACTTTCTCTCTTACGGTGAATATGGGGTAAGCAGTTGCATGGTAATTAACTCCTTCACCTTGATTGTGATATTTAAGACGCTCAATAAAGTTATTCCATGTTCCGTTATTTAATTTGTCACCATCGGCTAATGATTTAATTTCGCTCATCTGAATACTTCTCCACATTTAATCTCAACATCGCGCACCTGCATTATCTGCATAGCACGGCTCTCGCATTCTTGCTCAGATACAGGCACAGCAGAACCCTGTATTAGCATGAGTAATACATATCCGATTATTTGCATGGTTATTTAATCTAATTTATAGAGTGGGATATTTATTTTTTCAGTTCTTTCTTCATTAAGATGGGTATATCCATATTCCTTGATATTATCAAAACTGCTTTCCATTATATAACCAACAGGCTCCAAGTTATTAATTAAACTCTCGCGTGATGCTTGCCACCAACGCCACGCCCACCGAGTCGCTAAATAATAGTAGTCATCAGATTCGGAATCTATTTTAAATATATCAACTTCATCTAATGTCGAATGCTTTCTAAATTCTTCTTCAAATTGCTGCCTTGATTTATCCATCACTCCACCTTTTTAAACTCAATAACCCACACCCACGGATTATTATTCCAGCTTTCTTCTCCGTAGATGGAGCGCCAAATATCTTCCCAAACTTGGAAGCCATAAGTGGTGGGTATGAAATCATAAAGACCACATCCAACCTCTTTGCAAATATCGCCTAGGGTAACGGCATGCAACTGTTGAATACAAACATCGGTAATCTTAATTTTCCCTTTGATATTACCGTCTTTGTCTGCAAAGTTGATAATGTCGCCGATTTCACCATATGGAAAAAATTCAAGATGATATCTTTCAAATGGCTCATCAGGGTTACAGCCAAGAGGAAAGCACTCTCCAACTTCTGCCGCAATATCGAATAAACGAAGAGTTTCCTTATCAATCGGTCTACGTGTCTGCGTTTTTCTGCCTTCCATGACAGCCGCTAGCATGGCATCGTTAAACTTGATTCTGTCTTTCATTGTTCCACCTTTTTAGCTGAAAACACTGGCTCAAACTCACGCTCAACCTCAAATATCCCTAGGTATTCATCGTCAATCCAGAGCATGAATAAACATGGAAATCCACTCTCCCATCCGTCACAGTCATGGTGATAATATTCTGCGCATTCCTCAATGCATGGCTCAAGGTCATCATCTGCACTGAAGTTATGATCATCTGGTAATTCGTAACGGAGGTTATTAGTAATTTCTGATGGGTTTTCGTCTTTACTGTCAGCTATGTAAAACTGAACTATTGCCATTATTCACTCCTCTTCATTGCATCTATTTAATCGCTAGGATTAAAATAATTCATAACTATTTTTAATTTATAACCTATAGTTAATTTGAACTTTCTAATTATTTTTGTAGTCCTCGCCGATGCTCCCTGTGTCGGCTTTTTTTATTCATTGCATCCCTGCGAGTTAAATTAATCCAACTGAATAGCGCCTTCTTCTGGATATTCGGTGCAGTAAAATACATGTACACAGCCTGTTTCTTTATTTCTGCGTGGCTCGATGGTGTATTCCGTTTCATCATCAATAGCTAAACCGTGTAGTTCTACTTTTAAGCCAGCAAAATCAGCCATAGCCATTATTTGCTTCGTTGTTAATGTAATAGTCATATCTATCTCCTGTTTGCATCCTTGCGAGTTAAATTATTAGCCAATTTCAATGGGGCTCGGCAGCATAATGAAATGACCGAAATCAGCATCTGAATTACACACGGTTTCTATGAAACCAAATTGACGACTTGGCAAGCCTCTCTCCTTATAATCCGACATAGCCTCTTTGTTGTCTTTGTTGTAAAGGTGTAGCGTGTTTTCTCCGAAAGTATAAAAACCAATACGTTCAGATGGGCATTCATCAATAACCTTTTGAAGCTTATTAGCCCACGCAAATTCTTTCTTAGTTAGCTTTGCCATACATCTATCTCCTGTTTGCATCCTTGCAAATATATCCTTTGGTTAATAATCGTTGTTGTAATAAATCTCATCAGCGTCAGATTCATCTAAAACTAACAAGCTATCGCCGTAATAAAGCGCACCAACAAGGCGCTCAAACTCAGAACGGAACTGAACAACTTTCTTACCAAGAGTGTCTGAGTTCTCAAGCTCACCCGCGTATAGGCTGTAAACTGGATACCCATCATGCATAACTGTTACGTCTTCACGCATTTCTCTGGTGGTTTTTTGATGGAAGCTAAGGTATGTCTCGCACGAGTAATATTTTTCTTTGCCTCTATGGCTGTATGGAGAGTCGCTAGCTGGCTCTTTCTCCAACCCGATGTGAAAAAATCCTTTTTCCCATGTATATTCTCCCTCGGAAATAACCACTAGTGGTCTTCCCCAGCCCTCATGAGCTGCTTCTTCTTGATATTGATCTACATATGCCTCCCAAAGGTCAGATGCTTTGATATATTTTGGAATTTCATGTGATTTGATAAATTTCAATACCAAATCTTTCATTCCGTTAACCATTTGCTCGCTGACACCATTCATTTCCCATTGGCTAGAAAGCTCTTTAGCCATTAATAGGTTATATTTAGGTAGGTCGACCACTTCACTAATATTTTCAGGAAGTGCTGATTCAAGGGCTTTTTTAACTCGGTCAGGAAAATTTCCCCAGCTAAAAGTATCTTTAATTGCTTTTTCATAAAGACTTTTAACATGAGTACGGATCATTTCTGCATACTCGGGTGATTTTTCAAACTCAGAACAATGTTTAGCTATATCGCTGGCTAGGCTGTCAGCAATAGTATTGTTATCTTTCATGGTTATATCCTTTGGTTAAATCACATAGGGAAGGGTTAGAAGGGTGGTTCATCATCCAGTGGTGGCGGTTCGTTATAGTTTTGTGCTTGCTGCGATTGCCTTTGCTGCGGCTTCTGGCTTCCTGCCTGATTGTTGTTGCCGTTACCGCCTAGCATTTGCATTGATCCGCCAATATTCACAACGACTTCTGTCGTGTATCGGTCTTGACCGCTTTGGTCTTGCCATTTACGCGTTTGCAAAGAACCTTCGATATAGACTTGTGAGCCTTTTTTCAGATATTCGCCTGCAACTTCAGCTAACTTGCCGAAGATGCACACTCTATGCCATTCAGTTTTCTCGCGCATTTCACCTGATTGCTTATCACGCCACGATTCCGATGTGGCTAGTGTAAGATTTGCCACAGCGCCACCGTTAGGCATGTAGCGTATTTCTACATCCTGACCTAAATTTCCAATAAGTATGACCTTATTCACTCCGCGACTAGCCATGCTCAATAACTCCCTCTAATTCTTCTTTGCGAATTTGATAAACATCAGTTGCTTTACTTAGTTCTTCGTCGTTGTTTGAGAGCACTTTAGCTGCATATTTATATAGCTTATCTAATTCTTCGACGCACCTTGCATCACTGGCTACACCATCAAAATCACTTAAGATTTGCTCTGGAGAGCGAGCGTCAGGCTGTTTCTCTTCGGTAGTTTTATTATTAATAAGATTGTTAAGTGATTGTTTTGTGGTTTGTGGTGTCACGTCCCTTGCAGCTCGCGGCTCTGAATCAAATTCGTCAGGCGTGTAAACTCCCAAAATAACCTCGGGGCAATAGAGACGAGCCCAATACTTAACAGCTAAATATGCAATTTGCTGCTTAGGCGCTGTTTTCCATAATGGTGAGTTTCTGGTGGTGATATCGAACATATACAGGGGCTCACCCCAAGTTATATCTTCGTCACCGCGCAAGATAGCGCCAACCTGAACAAATAAACCGACCTCATCTGACTTGTTTTTTGTACCTGTTATTTTTTCCCATTCACCGCCATATCGATAATGGAATCGACCATTGACAGCTTTAGAGCTTGTTACCACTGCATTCACTAACTGAGCTTCATACCCTAAAACACCGTTCACTAAATGAGTTTTCTGAGCCACTGCATAAGGATTCATTCGCCATTGTGCAGCCTGTAAAGCTACCGCTAAACAGTCAGCAGGCTTGCCTGCTAAGTGCTTTGGTACTGTTGCAACGCCAAGCGCCATGACTTCCGCAAACGCTTGCAGTTTTTGTAATCCTGTCGGGCTAAAAATAGCGGTGGAGGTATCAGCCTCATGAGCCGCATCAATTGTTGTTATTTCTTGTGACATATTAATCTTTCCTTCTAGCCCAGTCAGGGCGTGAAATAGGCTCTATGCCGCCCCAATCATCATTGATGCGACACTCATGAAATTCCTGTAAGTTTTGCTTGAATAGATTGAATCCAACGTCAATGTCGGACGAGTCCAATTCATAGACATGAACCGGATAACGAGCGCAGTCGATGGTTTCACTGACTGCGATAAATAGAAATACAGGGGATTCACCAAAGTGACGCAAATAACCTTCCTGATACATTGCGTTTTGTACGTGATATCGAAATTCTTCTATGTGCCTGTCGAACCGACTCATATCTGCAACTTTTTTGACGTCGATAATTACCGGTTGCTGAGCCAGTATTTTGTCTGGCCTTATTCTGCACAACTCTTCTGTGTCTGAGTCAGTCCAGTAAATCGATGCTTCACAGTGACCATCAGCTTCAAGAAAATATCTTGCTGCGAGGTGTGCTAGGGCGCTTTCTCGCATAATTTTCAGCTTCCGGTGCTGCTCGTACTCCATTATTATTTTCCCTGTGTTTTCGCACTCCTTTAAGAAATCCTTTTCATCTTGTTTTCCTTGCGTTGTCCTTCGATTAAACTCAGGCGCTTCAATAAATCGATCCTTAAACTCATCAGGTTCAAGTAATAAGCAGTGAAGGGCGGTTCCCATGTCCAACGCTTTCAACTTTTCCGTGTCGAGAGGTGCATTTTTCTTCCATTTATAAAATGCGGGGCTCCTTGCTATATCATCCAACTGAGACTTGCTAACACCTAATCCATGGTGATAATCTTCATTTGAAATGTCGTAATAAATACCCTCATTCATTGAATAAGCCTCTCTTTCAATACATCCTGTATTTTCTTTAGGATCCTATCCTTGGTTGATTCAGATAATTGGCGAAGCTCCTCTCCGTCAATTTGGTTGTAAATATCAATCGCCATTTCTCCAATCTCAAAGTTTGGGTCATGGCCTTTGAGTTGAAAATTCATGCTGCGTCCTCATACCGTTCCCTGAGTATCTTTTCCAACAGCTCCTTTGTTGGGTTTAAACTCAATATCAGCCATTCCTTGGCGTTTGTTTCTATCCCTGTGTGTGAATCAAATTCGAGTGATATGCGCTGTCCTTGATGCGCTGCTGGCGATGAAGATATATAAATCCCTTTACCTTCAATCGTTAGTGTTTGCATAAGTCACCTCACAAAAGCAGGGAGAAGTAGAAGAGTAAATATTGCGATTACTGCTACACAAAACCCCGTGCTAGGCTTTGTTTTTATAGCTTTTTGTTGGTTATTTAAAAGCAACTCGCTGTTTCTAATCGCTTGCGGCTTGCTTGGCTTAACCATGAATCCATCTCGCATTGCACGGTTATATTTCTGATTTGTACGCATGATTAATCCTCACTTATCGATTGATAGCGATTGTTATTGAAAGTGTTCTGGTGTTGGTGCGGTGGGTTACTTAGATACTGCGTTATTCCAGCGTTTGATTAACTCTCTTGGGTCGTTATAAGGTGGAGAGCCATTCCATGAGCAACACTTTAGAGTAAACACATTCAAATTTTGCGGTTTTGGCGTAACAAAAGGACTATATGCATGTAACAATGGAGATTTCTTGCAAAATGGACACTCAGATATATCATCACATCCTGTGAAATCTATCTCTGGTTTTGTTTTGTCATCTTCCATCCACTCAAGACCTTCAGGGACATGTAGCCGATACCCATCCCAATAATCAAACTCTGGTGATAGGACTGATTGATAGCCAGCCCCTCTAGTTCGCATCCGCTTTCTTGCAATTACTTTTTCGCCTTCAACGGCTTTACTGTCCATTCGCCAGAGATAAACACCTTCCTTTTCTGGCTTTTGTTCTGAGTATTTAATCCACTGACTCATGTATTGTTCCTTATGTGCGTATTCCTCACTATTAATAGCGATATGAATGATTAAGTGGTGGGTTACTGCTGACCGAGGGCTTTTGCGATTGCTTTACGTGCCATCTCTAAATCTTCACGATGCAACCCTTCGTTACCATCGTCGTGATAACTAATGATTAATTGCAGTGTGGATAATAACTCTGGTGCTGCTGCGATTAGATGAGCGTTGGCATTACTTTCATCTTTGTTTACTTTGTCAGATAAATTAACCACTGCTACATGCTTGCAACCTGAATTTATTGCTACAGTAATTAAATTATCTACATGCCACGGGGAAGGCGTACCTTTAAACTCCATATCACCCCCTAGCCTTTAACATTGCATCTGCCATGATGTATGACTCTTGAGCCAATCCATCCCAGTCATAGTCACAATTAGGGTTAGATTTAGCGGCTTGCATATACTTAGCAGCGAAATAATCGCGCAAATTCATGCCTTCCTGCGCTACAAATTGCATATCTGGATGTCCGCTTGCTGGAAAAGCTGCTCCACCTGTTTTATCTGTCATACTCACTCCGTTATTAACTAAACGCGCCTTGCTGCTTGTCTAGCAAATTTCTTTGTGTGCCCAAGTGCCATCAAGCGCTTTACTTCAACATCTCGCTTGTGTTTTTTCTCAGCCTTACTGTTATAGGTTGAGTAGAAGCTCATTCGGTCATGCTTATTTTCCATCTCTATCTCCTATCTATTAATCAACTCACCAAGATGGCATTTGCTTTCTTGCCTTTCTTATCTGGCGTTTAGTGGGCTTAACTGGGTAGCTGAAGCATTCGCCATAATCGAAGTTTGAAAATACAACTGTCCATCTGTTTTTAGTGCCAGCCATGCAACTTTTTTGATAATCAATATATTTTTCGAATCCCATGATTTACTCCTATTAATCAACTCACCACAGCCCACCTTGATGGACTGTAATTAGTTAACTGTGCCTGCTTTTAACCACGTCAGGCGAGGTGGTTTCCCTTGTACCCCTACAATGAGAAAACGGATATAATTCACTCACCCCTACAAAGTGAGAGTTAGTTATGTCTGAAGAAAAAGGAATTATCGGAAAAATAACTGGTGCGGTATCAGGCGCTGGTGATTACTTGAAATCAGCTTTTGGTCTAGTGCAAGAAATCCAAGAAATGCACGTTGATTATTCGGTTAAAGAAAAAACAGATGAATTACTTAACAAGCTTCTTGATGCTAGAAGTCAGCAAATGAACCTTCAAGATCTATTAATATCTGCGAAGAATCGAATTATTGAACTCGACAATCTTGTTAAGCAAAAAGAAGATTGGGCGGTCGAGGCATCTAAATATAAGATTTTGAAAACGGAAGCCGGTAGCTTTGTCTACACGGCGGTTGAGTCTTCCAATTCGGATAAGGACTCTCCCTATTTTTGCCCCCATTGTTACAGCAAAAAAGAGATATCGTTGCTTCATCCTAGTGCTAGTAATACGTCCAAGGGTGGTTTTTATCTTTATCAATGCCATAACTGTAATTCCGAATTTAAAATGAATAGAACTCCCTTTCATGGAGGGGCTACCCCTGAGCCATTAATGCCGACAAAAAGGTATTAATTAATTACTAAGCCCATCCGTGGGCTTTATCTCGCCGTAACCGTTCCATCACTCATAATCGGCTTGCGTAGCCGTGGTTGCTTGCGTGTATCGCATTCCTGCGAGCGTTTCTAATCTTCACTAGCTCATGGTCAGTAGCGTCTTTATGATGCTGCCTGATATGCATGGCTGGCGTTCTTGTGTCGAAATCTTTATGACATACCGGACAGTTGATGATGAATTTCACGTTATGCCCTCGCTGTTATCCCAAACTCTGTTTTAGGCTGCTCTCTGTACTTTGTGGTTGAGTAAATAGCCACGTCATTCAAACAGCGATTATCTAAACTTGCGTGATCCCGTTTAACTCGTAGAGATAGAATAGGGCGCACTTTCTTTTCTTTCACTGAGTTAGCTTTAGCAATTTCTTCGGCTTCCAGTTTTCTAGCCCTGAAAGCTGCATATCTAGCGTATTGACGCGCTTTATATGAATCACTGTTTACATGTTTAACTTCTACTGCTTTCTGCTCACCTGATTGCTTAGGTGACGTTTTTAACGGTTGAAAGTAAGTTGTCATGCTGCCTCCTCTGAATAAGTTTTGGTGATTGGTGGTAGGTGCTGATCTCCTACTTATATCAAAGCTCAAACCACCAAGGATTAAAGTTGGAATCGAACCAACTGCCTCTGATCTGTTCCTGAGCGCATCAGCCCGCGCATTCACCAATCCCAAAACCCACTCAGTGAAATGTTGGACAAGATGTCATTGTCCGTACTGCTATATTTTTAAAGAGCATGGCTTGCTGGTGTGTCTTGCTTGCCGTTGATGTGATTAAATGTATACGATTCGTAGATGCATGTAAATACATAATGTAGACTTTATTGATGTAATTTCGTCAACTATCTGTATTTAAATAGAATTTATTTTCAAAAATTATTTATCTTGCGAGGAAAATCACACCGGCGGGGAATTGCGGGCACAAAAAAGCCCTCGCGGGGAGGGCTGGGGAGTTATTTAAATTGCAAGCCTTGCTTTAGGTCATTCATCCAATTGATTGGAATATGCTCGTCATGCTGCAATCTTCCTATAACTATTCCCGGGTGAATTCCTATCATTTTAGAAAACTGATTAACTGCATCCCTATTTCTAAGATCGGGGAGGTATTTATTATATATCTCTGGTATCAAATATTTTCCTGCCCATTCGTTGGCTTCCATCTCATATTTATCTTGAGATCTTGTGGCGTTAGGGTCATCAAGGAAAATGGATTTTTTATCCTCTTTGGTATCAGAGTGAAGTAATATGTGGGCAGCCTCATGAAAGAACGTAAACCAAAATTTATCGTTCGTTTTTCCATATAGAGAAAGTTGAATTAACGGTCTTGTGGGGTTAATCCATCTAGCAACTCCGCTAACATGTGATCTAGGTATAGCCGGAACAAGAACCAACACCACGCCGGATTCAAGTAACAATTTCCTCATGGCTGGCTCGAAAACTTCAGCTTTCTCGATAGTCAATCCACGTATTTCTTTTAGGGCTTTTTCAAATTTACTTTTATTGAACTTGGGAGCACTTATCGATTCAGACTCCTGTTCTCCAAGCCTTAACCATGACGATATAGCGCCTACATCGCATTGTTCTTCTCGGCTTCGTCTAAACGAAACCTGCATTCCACCGTAGATATCGCGCCATTCATCAGGAGATGCAACGCCAAAAAATTTCAGGCAGGACACAACTATTTTTGACTTATGCTTAGGAATCACCCTTAGTTTTTCTATGGCACCACAAGACATAAGATCCTTAACCGGGACTTCATCAAGCCATGGTTCCCATAAAGAATGTTTTTCAGCTGCGTCAATTCTGGATTTATGAGCTTGATAATTGGCTTCTCTGGATAACCAGAAGTCGGAAGATCCACCTAATACGCGCTCCAGTTTTTCTGCTGTTTCTGTAGTAAGGGATGCTTTCCCATTTACCAGCAGGCTTAAATGCTTCTCGCTAAAGCCCAATCGTTTAGCTAGCTCGGATTGAGACCATCCGCGCTCTTCAGAAATATCAAGTATGGTTTCGCCAGGTGGGGAGACCCAGTCCGGCGCGAAACTAGCACTCAGATTAGTCATGATAATCCCCTATATATTCAATACAAATAATAGTTACTCTATCCCAATCTATACCACCATCTGGCTTTGTTGGGCATGGATCGTTGGATGGGCTGAAAACCAGCCTATAGCCGCCGTGAAGGTTAAGAGCAAACTGACCATCGCGATCTCCTTTTAGAGGGTGAGGGTTTCCAGCAACCAAATCAGTAACTCTACTGGCAGATTCTAAATCACTTAGTCTTGTTCTTAATTTTTTAGCACAAAGGGAGCCTAATTTTTTCTCTGCCTCCTTTTGCTGTTCGCAAATTTTTTTTATTTTGCTATCTTCAAATATAATTTCCAAGACGCCATTATCCTATCATTCTTTACCGATTTGGTAAAATAATTTATAACTTAAGCTATTAAACTGAATTTAAACCACGCCCTAAAACGTGTCGTCAGGCCACTGAGACTTAACCACTTTGCCTATAATCTGACAGTTGCCGTTAATCGGTATCATTTCGAATCGTGGGTTTAGAGGCTCAAGGTATTCCGTTTCACCTTCTCTGATTAGCCGCTTAAATGTGAACTCATCGTTCAACAGGCGGGCTATGCAGAAGTCACCAAACTTAACCTCTTGCTCAGGGTCAATAAGTATCAACATACCTTCAGGAAAGCTCGGACGACCACCTTGTGGCGCTGTCATGGAATTACCTTCAACCTCTAACCAGAATGCACTATCACTTGCTCTTTTAGCGGTAGGTATCCATGCGATAGCATCTTTTTCAGTGTATGCGTTGCTATTTTCAGTAAATGAGCCAGCTTGAACCTTTGAAAATAAAGGGTATTCATACACAGGATCAATCTTGGCAATAGACCCTTCGTCAGTGCTGATAGTCCCATCTTGATTTATTGTAGGATTATAGATTCCTACATACGCCATTATTTTAGCTATCTCGCTAAATGTTGGCTCTCTTTTGCCTGTCATCCAATGACCGACAGCACCCTTCGAAACAGAAAAGTGTTCAGCTAATTGATCATATGTAATGCCTTTGTCTTTCATTAAAGACTTGGCTAGTTCGTACCATTTCATTTTCATACTCTAATAATACGATATGTATACCAAAATGTAGACAGACAATATGTATACTTTTATATTGAAATATCGGATACTTTATGTATACTCTCGTAATGAACAATAAGGAGGTTCAGATGAATAAAATAAGCCAATACAGGAAAAAGCTGGGGCTTACGCAAACTGATTTAGCTAATGAGCTCGGTTGCACCAAAGGGAATATCAGCCATTACGAAAATGGCAGACGTAAAGCAGACCTTGAAGTGTGCAGGCAGCTAGTTAGTTTTTTTAATAGCAATGGAATCAGAGTCACTATCGATGACATTTTTCCGCCCAAAGCAGCATAAGCACCAATCGCTCTTTAAAAAATCAGCCTCCGCCCTTTGACCTCAATCGGCAAAACTTAACTCACAGGGTCGTGAGCAACGGACTACATGTAACTATTTAATGGAATATAAATTATGGACTACGCAAAAACTATCAATATCACCTGCAAGCCTGAAATGCTCGAGAGCTACTTCTTCAAAAGAGTTCTAGACGAGGGTAACAATTTATTTGCAAGTGAAATGGGCATACATCCAACAGCATCAAGCCGAGAAAAGAATCGGATATTCAAACTAGCTTGTAAGGCTATAGCGCATTACGGGCTGCCTGAAGAAGCGGTATCAATGCCTGAGACTACTAGAAATGTGGTGATCGAAGGTGACTATGCAGAGCAGATTATCAAAATGCTTGAGTACAACGGAAGATTAAAAAGAAAAGCCCCAACCGCGGGAACGGGTGAGGCTCAGATGGAACTTATTTAACTACCCCCAATGGGGGAAGTCTAAAAACAACTCAATGAGGTAATTATGAACCAAATAGCTACTTTAGTAAATAACATGAACCAGACTATCAGCAGTCTTGATTTTCTGGATAACATTATTAATCCAGCGAGAGTTCAAGCTGGTGAAGCTCCACATGAGCCTAGAAAATTTTTGGCGAAAGTTGAGGACGAACTTGATTTAGATGCAACCGGAAAAAAATTCCGGTTAAACAATAACCAAACTAAAACATTTTATTATGACCTTAGCTTGGATCAGTTAATGCTAGTTGGAATGCGTGAGTCTAAATCAGTTAGGCGTTCAGTCCTAGATAAACTCAAACAACTTGAAGCTCCCAAAATACCTCAAACGCTACCAGAAGCTTTAAGACTGGCAGCCGACATAGCAGAACAGAAACAAATCGTTGAACGGCAATTAGCAATCGCAGCACCTAAAGCAGAGTTTGTTGATCGCTACGTTCAAGCTGCTGGCTTACTTGGATTTAGAGAGACAAGCAAGCTGTTAAAAGTGAAAGAAAACTTCTTTAGAGATTTTTTAATCTCAAAACGAATTATGTATAAGTTGGCTGGAAAATTAACACCTTACTCAGAGCACCTTGAAGCAGGACGATTTGATGTAAAAACAGGTGAGAATCAAGTAAACGGTCACGCTTATACACAAGTTAAATTCACGCCTAAAGGAATTCAGTGGATCGCTGGATTACTGGCAATGGAGCAATTGGAGGCAGCGTGAGCATGATATTAATGGCGAAAGCCATGCAGTTAAAAGTTGGTAATCCATCAAGAAAGCTTGTTCTAATAAAACTTGCTGATAACGCCAATGACAAAGGTAAATGCTTCCCCTCATATCAGCATGTTGCTGACCAATGTGAAATGAGCAGAAGAAGTGTTATTAATCATATTGATGCGCTATGTGAAATGGGGTTGGTAAGAAAGACTTTTCGTGATGGGGAAAAGGGCAATTCTTCCAATGTTTATTTGTTAAACCTAGATGAGCCAATACGAGTTTTACCTAGTGAAAATTCTGCACTAGGGGTAGTGAATCATTTGCACCAACCTAGTGAAAATTCTGCACCACCCCCTAGTGAAAATTCTGCACCCAGAACCAGTCACTCTTTTGAACCAGTCAATGAACCAAAGAAAGGGGGATTTGATATTAAAAATGAACCTATTCCTGATTGGTTAAATCGAGATGTTTGGAATAACTGGGTTGAGTATCGAAAAGATATGAAAAAAGCTATCAGGACAAAGCAGACGTTCAACCTGCAAATTAAGTTTTTAGCTGAGTGTTTTGAGGAAGGTCATTCCCCCGATGACGTGATTAACCAATCAATTGCAAATGGATGGCAAGGCCTTTTTAAGCCAAAAAATAACCCAATACCAAAAATACCTAACCAACCACAAGGTAGCTGGAATACACCGGAGGGATGGAGGGACTTCATTTGAAATCAAATTTAGTAGCCGCAATCAATAATCGTGACGCTAACGCTTTAGCTAAAATGTCACAAAGGCAAGCACCACAGGGAGTTATTAACCCTGATGCTGAAAATATGGTTGATATTTTATTCAAAAACCTGAAACAAATCTTCCCTGCCGCAGTAAATACCACCTTCAAAAATCCGAGTGATGAGCTTGACGCTAAGCGCCAGTGGATCGCCGCATTTGCTGAAAATGGAATTACTACCCGTGAGCAGCTTCAAAACGGAATGCGACACGCAAGGGCAAGCGATAACCCGTTCTGGCCTGCTGTTGGTCAATTCATTAAGTGGTGCAAGCAGGAAGATCATACAGCCTTGGGGTTGCCATCTGAAGATGAGCTTTACGACATGTTCAAAAAGTATTGCTCAGTGCGAGGCTGGCAAAAATTCAATTGGAAATCGAACGCTTGTTACTGGATGGTCACTAAAATTTATTCAGAAATGCGAACTCGTAACCTATCAGATGCGGAGGTCAGAAAGCTTTGTGTGTCCGAGCTAAAGGTTATGGCCAACAAAATTAAATCAGGTGAAAAGATAGCTGATCCGGTTATGCAAGTGGAATGCAAAAACATACCCACTAAACGAGGCAAGGCGTTATCAATCATTGCTGACCTGAAAAACAAACACGGATTCAAGTAACACACCAAATCATAAGGACTTCTAGATGAGCATATTATTTCACAAGGATAGAAATTGGCTGCAAACGCCTCAATACAGAGCTGCTGGACTATTAATGCGTAGTAAGTCGAGAGTTATAATGATGCCGAAGGAAAAACATCTCTATCGAAAAATTCGCAGTTGCTATCCAAGAGGAAAGGCATACAGAAACATTGAGCGTATTGAGTATTTCAGCAAGCGAGGGTTCTAGGATGAAAACCAAGCAAACTAAGATGCAGTTAACGCTATTCAGACTTGAAGACGACTGCAAACTAAAGCGATTTAAAGTTACTCACCACAACGGCGACACCATTCTTGAGCAAGATTTAACAGTAAAAAAAGACAAATTTGGTCGGTTTGAAGTTGACATAAGCACTGATGATTTTCCAAGTATCGGCAACGAACTTGAAGCAATTTTGAAATACGCAGACTGGCTAGAACGCATGGGAATCGCAATACGCAGAGAAGCTAGGCGGGCAATTAAGCGAGGTGTTGAGTGATGAAAGGTTTAAATTTCAAGAATCAAACAGATCGTGGGGAGCATCTAATGCAGGGAACTAATCCAACAAATGATATTCAGCTAGAAGTTTTAAGCATGGATGGAAACCACATTACTGTCCTTTTCGTTAAGGGCCTTGCGCCACTCTCCATTCTGAGTGAAATAGAAACTCAGTTAATAAAAGACGCCGACGAGTACGAAATGTTTACTGAGCTCGGGAAATATAAAATCAGCGCTACTTATGACCGTGGCGATTATGATGACTTAGGTCGATGTGAGGTTGAACCGTACTGGGTTTTTGATATTCAATCATTTGAGCCAATGCCGGAGGAATATTATGCAGGGAACTAATTGGGTTAAGTGCTCAGATAAATTACCAGAAGTAGGACGGAGGGTTCTTATTGCTACTGATTATCCATCTGTTTTTGAGGCAGCAAGATATTTTGACAATAAGTTTAATAGATTCGGTCAAGAAGTAACAGCAACCCACTGGATGCCCTTGCCACTCCCACCAATGCCAGAGGGTGAATGATGAGCGAACTCAAGAAATGCCCGTTTTGTGGTGGTGATAACATGAATCTGCACAATGAAAAATTCATATCCACCAATGAATTCAAAAAATATTTGGAGGCAAATGGATGGTATGAAAAATCTATCATATCCAGTATAGCAGTTGTTTGGCGTTCAAATACATTTACTCATGAAGAGATATTACAACCCATTGATATTGAGCTATCTGATTACAGTAATCGGGTTGATGACATAGTCCGTGTTTTATCAAAAACACAAAGGAAATCATTGGGAGAAATCATATCTGATATTAACGCTATTAGCAGCATGGAACAGGAGAGCTAACAGTGAGTGATAAGTCATGAGCATTTCAGCAATCACAACGCTTAGATGTTTTTTCACTGGTCATAAATTTGAGAAGCAAGAAAACTGCCGGAATGACGGCTCATTTTTCTTTTGCCCTCAATGTGGAATGACATTGTGGAGACATAACATTAAGTACAGGAGGGATAATGCAGAAGCAAACATTCCTACTCAGGAATACACAGATACTAAAAAACCTTAAAGCCGTACTAGATAATTTACCCCTCAACGAAGAATTCCCTCTAGAAGTGAAAATCTCAGAATCCAGCCGAACACTACCGCAGAACGACATGTTCCATGCGCTATGCGGTGATGTATCAAAGCAAATGACACTCAACAACGAGCCACTGAAATTATGGCAGTGGAAGAATGTATTTGTGTCTGGTCACTGGATGGTTACGACAGGGGCGAAAGAGTCACCGTTAATTCAGGGTATCGAAGGCGAGCTATTAAACATACGCGAGAGCACGTCTCAAATGGGCAAGAAGCGCATGAGTAGTTTAATTGAGTACTCGACAGCTTGGGCGGTAGAAAGTGGCGTGAAGCTGCGTACAACTCGTTATGAATACAACTACTACGGTCACAGGGAGTAATAGCAATGGCAAAGCGAATTAACGCACTTGAGCAAATGAAAAAATGGATGGAAGTAATTCCTCAGTGCTTACAGCCGCAAGGTAAGCAAATTGACACCGAAGAACCAAAAGAGAAGCCAGCAGCCAAGAAGCGGAGGGCGAGAAAGTGAAAGATTCTAGATACGGAACCATGATTAACATAATTACTTCAGTAAGAGACTTTGACAGTTTCACAAGTAAAACCGTTCAAAGCACCACCGGATTATCCCCGACATTCTCAAGAGCTTTGCTTGCTGAATTGCATCAAATTAAAGCTATCAGCATCGCTGGTAAGCGCGCCAATGAGCCATTTTATCAAGTTAGTGACAATGCGATTCAAATAATCAAAAGTCAGACAGTAATAGATAACTCAGGTATTCAAAATAGCGTTAAAGGCAGAAAAGAAATAAACGACTTCCCTTGTCGCGCCGTGACTGTTGATAAAGCTGACGTGTCTGGCATGGGAAATTCATTTCTGAAGTTGTTTGATTCGTTGCTAACTGGAGTCAGGACATGAAAAAGCAATTAATATTTATCCTTGTGGTTGGCTTGATAGTTACCGCTGCTTGCTTTTTTATAGAGGCGGCTAAATATGGCTAAACCAATTCGACGGCGATGTGCAATATGTAAGGAATGGTTTCACCCAAAGTATGACAATATCGAGTGGTGTAGCCCAGAGCATGGAGCCGAACTAGGAATAAAACGACAGCAAAAGAAACACGAAAAGGCGATAGCAAAATTAAAAAAGGAACAGAGAGAAAAAGAAGTAAAAGCCCGCGATAAACTCAAAGTTAGAAAGTTAGCAGTAAAACCCCTCAAATACTTCACCCAGCAAGCTCAGAACGCATTTAACGCCTTCATCAGGTATAGAGACCGAAACGAACCTTGTATCTCCTGTGAGCGATTTCACGATGGGCAATATCATGCTGGACACTATCGAACCACCGGAGCAAATCCTGAGCTTAGATTTAATGAGGACAACTGCCATAAACAATGCGCCCCATGCAATAACCACCTTTCCGGAAACATAGAAAAATACACCCCCAATCTGATAGCGAAAATCGGACAGGAGCGATTCGATATTTTGATGGGATTTCATGAGTTGCCCAAGTGGAAGCGTGAAGATTACGAGCGAATACGTGACGACTACCGGAAGAAACTGAAGGAGCTGAAAGATGGAGAGTGATAAATACAAAAGCCTACCGGTTGCGATTGCTGTGGCAAGAAGGCGAGCTAGAGAATCACTAAAAAGGCAGAGCTTTAGCGTGGTTCAGCTACCCATGGGTATTTTATCTGTCTTAGTCACTAGCGATGCAAAGCGCAGGAATAAATCGATTGCTTATTCAGTAAGTGGCGACAGGCATCACACAGTATTGCCGGAGGTAAGATGAGAAAGGCTTCATTTGAACAAATAGCTTATTTCAGAACTGAAAAGGAAATGAGAAAAAAGCTTTTCGGAACACTTCCAAAGCTCAGCCCATCAGAAAGGCCATGGACTAGATACATGCTGACTATCTGGGGTAGAAATCATCAAGGGGATGAATCACCAGATGGCCTAAATATAAATGTCATCGGTAGACTTATGACTAGGGATGAATGGGATGATGGTTCAGCTACCTTAATTAGAGCTACTTTCGATAACTGCCGAAAAATGGGATATACAGGCAATGAGTTACTTGAAAAGGTAAAAGAAATTGTAGCACCTAATCAATCAATACTCGGCGCACTTAGCCTCGCCAAAGAAAAAGATGACGCCGAATTTGTTGAAAAGTGTATTAATGTAATTTTACCAATTAGCAATCCGCTTCGGGATGTAGTTATTAAACGCTATAAGCAGTGCAAAAGCTCGCAAAATGTTTTAGAGGAGCTTTCCAGAAAGACAGGCATAGACCTAGACTCTGCAAAGCGTCGAGTTAGATGGGCTTGTGCAATGATAGAAGACGCTATTCATCCTATAATTAGTGACTCAAAGTAGTATTATTTTCTATTTAAAATACCAATAGGAGAAATATGTTGCATTCTGCGCCTAAATAGTATACTGTTTGTGTCATGCTCGGTCGTGAAAGCAAAGAGCAGGTAACAAGGTAAAAGAGGCGGCACTTGTTATCGATACCGCCTAGTTGGTCACTTCGTCTGCTTGGACTGGGATTCCAACCGCATCGGCTGAAAGGTCGAAGAAAATAGAGCCTCTACTTCGGTAGGGGCTTTTTGCATTTAAGGGTTAGTCGTATAAAGGTTATTACGGAAGGCTGTTAACCTTCTTATCGTGGTTCGATTCCACGCTATCCCGCCAATTTCAAGAGGTCGCCTAGTGCGGCCTTTTTCGTATACGCCGCCACAGAATTCTAATCAACCACACTTAATTGACGCATAGAGATTGTGCGCGGCTATCTATTAACTTTAATCACGGAACACTCCGCAGGGGGTGAGTATGCGCATGCCTGATAAAAATACTGAGTTCTGGGTGCAGGTCTGGGACTGGATAACAATAAATGCGCCACTCATCGCTGGCGTGTTGTTAGCCGCCATGACCGCACTTACACGAGAGAAACGAGATGGGGCAGGATGGAAGTCATCACTAGCTGAGGCTTTTATATGCGCCTGTATCAGTATTGGGATTATTACCGCACTGGAGTATGCAAAGTTGCCAATTAGCCTTGCTCAATTTTGTGGTGTCTTTATCGGATTCTTAGGTACCAAGAAAATAGGGGCGATTGTCGAGGCGGTAATGACATTCTTTAAAAACAAATTTGGAGTTAACAAATGACATTAGGTGAAAAACAACGCAAGTTTACTCGTATGATTGCTGATTTGATTATCTTCGCATACGACAAAGGCTATGAGCTGACATTCTCAGAAGCATACAGAACACCAGAGCAAGCGGCGTTAAATGCTAAATCGGGTGCCGGCATTAAAAACAGCCTACACACTCAGCGATTGGCGGTGGATTTCAATCTGTTTAAAGATGGCAAATACCTAACCGCATCAAGTGACCATAAATTACTTGGCGAATATTGGGAATCCATCGGCGGTACGTGGGGCGGTCGATTCAATGACGGCAATCACTACTCGTTAGAGCACAATGGTGTGAAGTGATATGAAGTCGATCATCTGGAAGGGCTTCTCTTGGGTGATGGAAAATATGGCTGTTGTTGGAATGGCTATTTTTGTTGTTATGTTTCTTACTGAAAGTATAAAAAATACTGTTCTGGAACATGATAATAAATCTCTCAATAACCAATTATCAGTAAGCCAGCTACTAAACAAAGTAACCCAATCCGCTATCACTCTTCACTATCAAGTATCACTCGACAACATCAAAGCAAAGCAATTAGAGGACTCAGAGCATGTCAAAGTTAAGACTGTTATCAAAACAGTGCTCAAAGACAATGAGTGCGCTAATACTGATTTCTCTGATGACCTTACTAACGAGTTGCGGAAGTACGAAAGAGATTTACGTGCCCGTGCAGCCAGTACCGATACCGGCCCACTTAACCGCTGATTGCGAATTGCCAGTTATACCGGAAAGCATGAAGTGGGGCGACTTTCCTATATTGCTAACGGATGCGATGAACTCAATAGCAAAGTGCAACTTGGACAAGAAAGCAATACGGGAAATTGAACAACAACGACAGGTGATGAAATGAATAAGAAACACGAATCAGAATTTGAAAATGTCATTAAACCAGTAATGAAGTATCTAGCAGAGAACTATCATCCACACGTTAAAGTTATCGTTGATGGCTCTAGCGCGGAAATAGTTGAAGTGCATAGCTCCATTTCGACTAGCGAGTTTATCAGAGATTAACAGCGAGCCTCCAATTAGGGGGGGCTTTCTAATAGACAAAAAAATAGCCCACAGAGAGTTGGGCTAAAAAGAACAGCGTTAATACTTAATATGATATCCATGTAAAGCATAGTAAGTAATTTTAAATTAGCAAGTTAGTTCAATAAATCTACGCATTTCACCCTGTGCACCACATGCACACACATCTAAAAACATCGAGCCAATATTTAGGTAATGAGTCTTTGAGGTAATCAGTTATAGCTGGTGCGCTTCGATGGGCTGATTTTCCTATGTGGCAAAGGCTCATTACTAAGTAAGGTAAGCACCATGAAAGAATTAACAGCTCATACAGAGTTAGATCTCCGCGCAATGATTTCCGCAAAAGACGGAGAGCCAGTAACTGACACATTTAAAATAGCCGAAGTGTTCAATAGACGTCATGCGGACGTCATCAGAGCCTTGGAAAAGTGCCATTGCTCAGATGAATTCAGGGCAGCGCATTTTTTCGTTTCCGAGAAAATCAATGAGTTAGGTATTTTTGATAAAAAGCAAAGATACTATGTTATGGATTTTAGCGGGTTCGTCATGCTAGTAATGGGGTTCAGTGGCTCAAAAGCTGGTCAAATAAAAGAAGCATATATCAATGCATTCAATTGGATGAGAGGGAAAATTAGTGAGCTAAACAATTCCCTTGAGGCTGAAAGTAACGCTGTAATGCTTGAGTACATGAAAGAGAAAGATGTAGCTAGTATGTCTGGTCGGTTATTAAATCGATGGGGTAGAGTCAAAAAACCACAGTTGCTATCAAGAATAAGCAAGCTGGAGCAAAAGCGGCAATTGTGTATTTCATTTGCCAGTGAACAAAAATGAATAGGTCGCTCAGCGGACTTTTTTATGATGAAATAGTGCTAATTAATTCAATCAATGAGGTATAAATGATGGATGAGCAAGACGATTTAATTAAGCGCTTACCTTGGACTGGCGCTGCATTGAAAGTTGCACTGGTAATGACAGTAGAAACTATGACACTGACACCAGAAGAAGCTTATAGTCAGAACATCAATGTTGTAGTTGGCCCATTTGCGAAACCATACAGAGAAATAATGGCAATAGCCGAAGAGTATGGTGGAAGGGAAATACCTAGATCAATGCACGATATGCCATTAGATATTAAATAGATAACAATAATTCACAATGACCCGCCTAGTGCGGGTTTTTTATTACCTAAAGAAAGGCAATTTATGACTACTGAACTAACAGCAAAAGAGAAAATCCGCTTAGGCTTACTTAAGCTAACAGGCAATAACACCGCAGCAACCGCAAAGGCAATTAAGTTAATCGATGACGATCAGCTTGAGTATGAGCTATTTGTGCAGCTGTGGAATAGCAACAACGGCAACTTTGATAATGGCAACGTCGATACATTAACGAAAGTTGATTCCGTCTATCAACGAGTGCAGGAAACAAAGAAAACGTTATTCAACGATGAAGTAGCAGAATAACAAATCACAAAGCCAGTTCGAGTGAGCCGGCTTTTTAATTTGTTATGAGGGAAACATTATGGGACAGCAATCAAATCAGGTTGGATGCCCTAGCAAACTGACTGATGATCTAATCGCTAAGGCAAAGGAATATCTATATGGCGGTTATAAAGAAAACGAAGGTCAGGTAATACCAAGTATTGCAGGTCTAGCGTGCTACCTAGGCATTGCTCGCTCGACTGTTTATGAATATGCAAAGCAGGATAGTGACTTAGGTCATGAGTTTTCGGACACGTTAGACGGAATTATGGCTTTTCAGGAAATGAAGCTAATTAATAGCGGATTATCTGGTGATTTCAACTCAACAATAACTAAGTTGATGCTTGCCAATCATGGGTATAGCGAGAAGCAGGAGGTTGACCACAAATCCTCTGATAGCTCAATGTCACAGAAGCCAACAGTTATTAGATTGGTAGGAGTATCACCTGATGGAGCAGACAGTTGATTTACCTATCCCTGCCAAATTAGTCCCAGTATTCGCAAAAGAAGGAGTTCGATATCGAGGCGCTTATGGCGGTCGCGGTAGTGCAAAGACTCGCACATTTGCAATGATGAGTGCAGTAAAAGCGTATCAGGCAGCAGAGCAAGACATTAGCGGAGTTATCCTGTGTGGTCGTGAGTATATGAACTCACTAGAAGAATCATCAATGGAGGAAGTTAAACAGGCTATCAGGTCTGTTCCTTGGTTAGATGATTACTTTGATATCGGTGAGAAATACATCCGCACTAAGTGCAAGAGAGTTAGTTACGTATTCTGTGGACTAAGACATAACCTAGACAGTATTAAATCTAAAGCAAGAGTGTTGCTGGCTTGGGTGGACGAGGCTGAGTCAGTATCAGATTTAGCATGGAAAAAGTTAAGGCCAACTGTTCGTGAATCAGGCTCTGAAATATGGGTAACATGGAACCCTGAAAAGGACGGTAGCGCTACAGATAAACGCTTTAGAAAAATACCGCCAAAGAATTCAATCATCGTTGAAATGAACTACAACGATAACCCATGGTTCCCTGAGGTTCTAGAAGAGGAAAGGCTTGATGACCTTAACAGCCTTGAATATGCAGATTACGCATGGATTTGGGAAGGCGCTTATCTTGAGAACTCTGATAAACAAGTTTTAGCTAATAAATACGTTGTTCAATCATTCCCTGATGACCTTTACCAAAAAGCAGACAGATTGTTATTTGGTGGTGACTTCGGCTTTGCGAAAGACCCAAGCACTTTGATCCGCATGTTTATGTTAGATAGGAATTTATACATTGAATTCGAGTCATATGGTGCTGGAGTTGAGCTTAACGATATGTGGAAGTTCTATGCAGGCAAGGACGGCGCCACTGACAAGCAATTATCAGAATGGGAAGTAACTGACGATGCTAAGTTTAGTGGGGTTCCAGAGGCTAGGAAATGGCCTATAAAAGCTGATAACTCACGTCCGGAGACCATTAGTCATATCAAAAAACAAGGCTTCAATATATCAGCAGCTAAAAAATGGCAGGGTAGTGTTGAGGATGGCATAACACATTTACGCGGCTTCAAACAAATCATCATTCATCCTCGCTGTAAAGAAACAGCAAAAGAAGCCCGTCTTTACTCATACAAAACAGACCGGATCACCGGTGAAGTATTGCCTGTGATTTTGGATGCCAACAATCACTGTTGGGATGCTGTCAGATATGGGCTTGATGGGTATATCACACAAAAATCTAACGCAGGTCTACTGGTTCCAAAAAGATTGCTGAGGCGATAATGCAAGAAAACATGAAACTAGCCGTCAATCACTTAGTGAATGATGCGATAGCTCGTGCCCGTATGGCTTTGGTCAATCCAACCATGGGGCTTGATGCTAAGCGATCATCTGCTTGGTGCGAATACGGATTTAAACAAGACTTAACCTTTGATGATTTATACAAACTATTTCGCCGTGGTGGAATTGCATACGGTGGGGTGACTAAATTAAGCGGAACGTGCTGGAAAACATCTCCGCAAGTCATTGAAGGAGATAGTGCCGATGAGGCGAAAGATGAAACGGCGTGGGAAAAGTCTTTCAAAAAAGCAATTAACAAACGCATATGGAAAGAGTTTAAAGAGGCAGATCAGCGCCGTCTTGTAGGTCGCTATTCTGGCCTAATCCTTCACATCAATGATAATGGCAAATGGCACGAGCCGGTTAAAGCCTCCAAGCTTTTGAGAAAGGTTACTCCCGCATGGGCTAGTGCTATTAAGCCTACTGAGTGGGTGACTGATATTAACTCGCCTGATTACGGTCAGCCGAAGATGTGGCAATACACCGAATCGCTACCGAATGGCAGTACTAGAAGCATCAATATACATCCTGATCGCGTTTTCATTTTGGGCGATTACTCCATTGATGCGATAGGCTTCCTTGAGCCTGCGTATAACGCCTTTGTAAGCCTAGAGAAAGTTGAGGGTGGCTCCGGTGAATCATTCCTTAAAAACGCCGCCAGACAGCTATCAGTTAACTTTGACAAAGAAGCTAAACTTGATGACCTAGCTAGAGCTTATGGCGTGGAAATGTCTGAGTTGCAGGAAATTTATAACGACGTTGCTAGAGAGATTAATATTGGCAATGACGCAGTGATGATCACCCAAGGCGCTAACGTTAACCCATTAGTGACGGCAGTTTCTGACCCAGAACCGACATATAACGTCAACCTCCAAACAGCATCAGCAGCTCTCGATATCCCATCCAAAATACTTGTTGGCATGCAGACGGGAGAAAGAGCTAGCACTGAAGATCAGAAATACTTCAATTCACGCTGTCAGTCACGCAGGGAAAGCGAACTCTCATTCGAGATAGAGGACTTCATTGACCACCTAACTCGAATCAAGGTGCTAGAGCCTATTCCTGAGAAAACGGTAATTTGGGATGACTTAAACGAGCAATCAGCTACTGAAAAACTCGATAGTGGTGAAAAGATGAGCCGTATAAATCAAACATCACTAGCGACTGGCGAGCCCGTATTTACTGTTGAGGAAATAAGGACAGCGGCAGGGTATGAGAACGACAGTGATGAACCGTTAGGTGAATTGGATGAAGATACAAAAGATAAGGACCGCGATAAGGGCAGGAACGAAAGCCGATCCGACAGCGGTTGATAAATTAGAGCGCGGAGCAATGAAAGCATTTGCAAAGCGCATTAAAAAAGTATCACAAGGCTACACACAGCTACTCAATAGAATCCCATCCGAACCCGTAGTTAATAAAAAATACCAATTCGACCTAGACCCTAACTATCTTTCAATCATCCTGAGAGACGGTGAGCTCATGGTCGATGAGGTGTTATTGCAGGGTGGTGAATTCAATAACTTCTTTTTCAATGAGTACGTCAGTACAGCATATGAGCGAGGAACGGCGCAGGAATATGCAAACCTAGCGCAGCAATCGACGGCATATGCCGCAACACAGCAAAGCGTAGCAACGATATTGCTCAGTGAGCCTTATCAACTTCGGATGGCATTAGTTCGTGCTCGTGTATTTGAAGAAATGAAAGGGCTGTCTGCACAAGTTAAAACAGATATGGCGCGCATACTCACTGATAGCATAGCGAGGGGGCTAAATCCTCGTGAAGTAGCTAGAAACTTGAATGAGCAATCAGGTATCGAAATTCGCCGAGCCAATCGAGTGGCTAGAACGGAAATCACTACAGCATTACGTAGGGCAAGAATGGATGAAGCCGATGAGGCTAGCGAAGTTCTTAACCTTGAAACTCGACAGGTCCACATATCCGCGCTTAGTCCAACAACACGACCTAATCATGCATCACGTCACGGCAAAATATTTACCACTGACGAGCAGCGTGATTGGTGGGCCGTAGATGGAAACTCAATCAATTGTAAGTGTTCGACTGTGACCATCCTGACAGACAAAGAAGGTAGTCCGTACAACGATACGTTACTCAATAAACTGAAAGAGGAAAAAGAGGCCATGAAAGAACGTGGTTACCAATGGGCGGAGGAATAACGATGCCGATTCAAGTAAACGTCACGACTAAGGTTAACAGCGCATCAATCAGGCGTGAAACCTATAACGGCCGTGAGCACATCATCATCCCGAGCTACACACTGCCAGCAAACGTCATCATGAATGGTGGCTTATATCCAAACACAGAAATCGATGCTCACTACAGAGGCCTAGAAGGCACTCTCGCGCCTCTTGGTCATCCGACGGTAAATGGTGAGTTTGTATCTGCTTTATCGGCTGAGGGTATCAATCAGGGGCATGTAGGCGCATGGAATCGTAATGTTGCGAAAGTTGGCAATCGAATCTATGTCGAAAAGTGGATTGATGTAAACAAGGCAAAAGAATCTGAAGGTGGCCGCGAAGTTTTGGCAAGAGTGGAAGCGCTAGAAAGCGGCGAAAGCTCAGAGCCAATTCATACCAGTGTGGCTGTTTTCTTGGAGCAACTTGAAGCCAACGAAGAACAGAAAGCACAAGGCTATAACTGGATTGCAAAAATCCACAGCATGGATCATGACGCAATATTACTTCATGAATCTGGCGCAGCAACACCAACTCAAGGCGTTGGAATGATGGTTAATGCTGACCAAGCAACTGAGATACAAATCAACAACGGTGCGCTTACTGGAGAGACCTATCGAGAGAAAGAACACAAGTTAACGATGGCAGCACGCAAGCAGTTTGCTACTGGTGACGAGTATGTATGGGTATCTGATTTCACTGATACACACGCAGTCATCATGGTAGATAACGGCACAGCTAAATTACATTCCTACACTAACGAAGATGGCGTTATCACATTTGACATTCAAGGCGAAGAAGTAGAGCGCCAAGAGTCGTGGGTGAAAGTGGTAACAAACAAACTTAAATCGGTATTCAGTAAACCGCAGGCAAGCCCTGCAATCAACAATAGCACGGAGGGCGACATGCCTTTAACTCAAGAAGAAAAGAAAGACTTAGTAGGCGATATCACACAGGCATTAGCGGCAAACTTTGCAGAGCAATTAAAGCCTATCAATGAAAAGGTTGATGCGCTTCAAGTTAACCATCAGAAGTTAGAAGAATCACTAACCGCTAATCAACGCGCTGAAGAAACAGAAATGCGCAAAGAGGTAGCGGCTAAATATGGCGAAGTGGTTGCCAATTCACTGCAAGGCCAAGCGTTAATCGACATGCACAAGCAACTCGGTGAAACAGCGTCATTAGCTGGCAACTCAGGCACACAGCAGGAACAAGTTGGCGCACCAAATCCAGCGGAATACTTTAAAGGAGCTCAATAATGGCTACTAGTCGTTACCGCCGTGTAAATCTTGACGGCAAATCAATCACAGAAACTCGCGCAGCAAAGGCGAATGTGTTGCCCGGTACTTTCGTGGTTATTGATGCAAATGATGAGTTTGCACAAGCTACAGCATTAACTGGTCGCATCTACATTACTAATCCGGCATATCACCAAGGGCTGACAATTCGTGATGCGATTCCTGCTGGCGATTCCGCTGTCGGTGAGTATGTAGAAGAGGGGCGAGAGCTTGCTTTATTGGTTCCTGCTGGCACTTACAAAAAAGATTCACCAATTAAATTTGGTGCAGCCGGTCAGGGTGCTTTAGCAACTGCTGATACGGACTCAGTTATCGGCTACAGCCAAGATGAAGCAACTCTGTCTGGCGCGGATTTCATTCGTGTTCGCTTCCGTGTTGGCACTGTTGCCGCTGCGTAATTAAAAGGAAAAACTATGTTTTATACTGCTGAAACTTTAGCAACAAATAGCCGACTGCAACGTCAGTGGGAAGGGTTATGGGCGACACGTAATATCTACAACACGCAGCATAATCTGATGATTAACCAGTATCATAACGTGATGGATAGCGAAACGTTAGCGGCAAACCAAGTTGGCGGCTTCGCTCGTGAGTTCTGGGCTGAGATTGACCGTAACATTATTCAATTGCGCGACCAAGAAACAGGCATGGAAATCGTTAATGACCTAATGGGCCTGCAAACTGTGCTACCAATTGGTAAAACTGCCAAGCTGTACAATGTGGTTGGTGACATTGCTGACGACGTATCAATCAGTATTGATGGTCAAGCGCCATACTCACATGACCACACTGAGTACGGTTCAGACGGTGACCCAATTCCAGTGTTCACAGCGGGTTACGGCGTTAACTGGCGTCATGCGGCAGGTCTAAGCACTGTGGGAATCGACTTAGTATTAGATTCTCAAACTGCAAAGATGCGCCAATTCAATAAGAAGATTGTTAATTACTTCCTGAATGGTGATGACAAAATCAGTGTCGATGGTTACAAAGGCCAAGGCATGAAAAATCATCGCAACACAGCAAAAATCGATTTAGGCGCATCTGGTGCAAACATCGACTTAACTACTGCTGATTTACCAGCGTTGTTAGCGTTTTTTGGTTTCAAAGGTGCATTTGGTCAAACCGCTTTCAATAACAAAGTAGATTTCTACGATGTTATGTGGGTGAGCTACGAAGCATGGGGTAATCTGATTAAGCCTACAGTGGTTGCGGTTGGCGCAGGTGCTGGCAATAGCGTAGTGAATGGTCGCGTTATTGATACCTTGCTGCCATATGCAGGTGTGAAAGAAATTCGCCCAACTTATGCGCTTAAAGGTTCTGAGTTCATCGCGTATCAGCGCCGCAAAGATGTAGTAACTCCGTTAGTCGGTATGGCAACAGGTGTCGTTCCTAAGCCTCGCTTTATGCCGCAGGATAACTACAACTTCCAAATCATGAGCGCAGCAGGTCTGCAAATTACTCGTGATGGTGAAGGCAAGTCAGGTGTGGTTTACGGTGCGAAACTGAGCTAAGGAGATAAGAATGGCTAAGTATGAAGTTATTATCCCTTGGTTCGGTGTAACCGTCGGGCAAGTAGTTGAGCTTGAAGAATTGCATCCAGTGTTAAAGACAAATGTGCGCTTGCTGTCAGATGAAGCGAGTGCGGCATTAACACCGTCGGTTGAGCAGACTAAAAAGCTAACCAAGAAAGAGGTAATCGAAAAACTCACAGAATTAAGTATCGAGTTTGATGAAAAAGCCAAGGTCGATGAGCTAATAGCTCTGCTTCCAGAAGAATAGCCGCGAAAGCGGTTTTTTTATGCCCTCGAAAGGGGGCTTTGCTTTGTGAGGTAATCATGATCACAAAAGAGCAAGCCAAAGAATACCTGACGGGGCAGGGGATAGAGTTACCTGATTTTATTCTCGACGCATTGATTGAGCAGGTCGGTAGTATTCAGGAGTGCCTTGATAATCATTATCCAGCGGCAACCGCACTATTGATTCAGATGTATTTGCTTGCGCTCATGGCACTTGGTCAGGGTGATAAGTATATCAGCTCACAATCAGCCCCAAACGGAGCCTCACGGTCATTTCGCTATCAATCCTTTGGTGATAGGTGGAAAGCAGCTACATCGCTTCTACGTGGCTTAGATAAGCACGGGTGCGCTAATGGCTTAATCCCATCAGACCCGACTCAAACTGCACATGCTGGATTGTGGATTGCTAAGGGTGGATGTATGTGTGGAGGTGGTCGATGAGCGCTACTGCTAACTGGTCATATACCGCACTAGCAACAATTTACCCTGTCATTCGTGGCGGTGGAAGATATGGTGATGAAATCACCTATGGCACACCTTACCTTATCGACTGCACATGGCAATCTAGCAATGAAGTTGTGAAAGACGATATGGGTAAAGAGTTCGTCACCAATAACGTTTTTTACACTGAATTGAAGCGCAACGGTGTAGATGTGCAAAAGCCAGAACGCGGTTTCTACATTGCCAAAGGAGATACCACTTCTCAATCTGACCCGAGAGTCGCGGGAGCTGACATTATCATCACAGTTAAAGAAGATGATATGAGCTTTTTCGGTGAAGAGTCTGATTATGAGATAAGGACTTAATTATGGGTGTGAAAGTAAAAGGCATCCAGAGTGTTATGGGTAATATCAACAGCACATTGCAGCTAATTGCAACTCAAACGACAGCGAGGGTAATGCAGGAAATATCAATTACTGGCGCTGCTCATGCTGCGCTACTAACTCCAATCGACACCTCCAACCTTATCAACAGCCAGTATCGGCAGCTAAGCAAAATATCCACTGGATATGAGGCTAGGGTGGGCTATTCCGCTAATTATGCTGCTGCGGTTAGTCAAATGAAAGGCAAGCTTAAAGGTCAGCCAAGAGAGGATTTTGGTAAAACTCAAAGTGGTATTTCTTTCGGTGGCGGCACAGGTAAAGGTAATTATTGGGACCCGAACGCAGAGCCAGATTTCTTGCGCAAAGGTTTTGAAAACGCAGCGCCAGAAATACAGGAAATCATTAAACGGGCCTACAAAATATGAAGCCTAGTGATATCTATCAAGCGATACGCGATTGGCTCACGGAGAATAACTTTGATGATGGCTTTAAGGTACAAGAACGCTTTTGGCGTGATGGTGCTCAGTTAGATAAATTCATTGTTATTCAGCGAATGGGCGGCAGTAATCCAGAGGAAGCGTTAGTCCGAGATTCTTACAGATTAATTCTCATTTCTGCTGATGGTGGAAGCCAGAAAGAATTAGAAGATTTAGCGTTTAGTATTAGAGATGCATTAATTCGTGATCACAAAATCGGCTGTATGACCTACGTTGAGCCAATCGGCAGTATCAATCAATCAATGAGCGACAGAAACCGCTTAATCCTCGAAATTAATTTCAACACAATAATCTCACGATAACGGAGTAAATAAACATGGCAGGATGTGAATCAGGTGCATTCACAGGCCGCGACGTGGTTGTATTTTATGCAATTGCGTGCCCTGAGAACAAACCTTCACCAACTGAATACGGACGCCTCGGTATGATGCGCGGCAAGTCGTCTGCTACCGAATGGGAAACCGTCGACGCAACGGGCGATATGTCACCACAAAATACGCAGGAAAGTTTGGTTTCGTATAAAAACGTCACTTTCTCTGGTGATGGTGTATCACGCAAAGAGGCCTTATACGGTCAGAAAGAACTAAAACGACACGTTAACAACCCTGAAAGTACATCAGGTCAACCTTATGTTTGGTTCAAAATTATCAGCCCTATCGATATCACTGAAGGTTGTTTCTTGGTAACGAGCTGGAGTGATGAGTATCCGCATGATGATGTAGCGACTTGGTCTATTGAAGCTAATAGCGCAGGCGGTGTTGATATTCGAGATATCCCAGACGAAATTATCATCACCAAACAGGCAGTAGACCAGACTTTAACGGTTGGTCAAACACTAAACCTTTCTGTTGAAGCTAAATCAACCGATGGCTCGACGCTGAGTTATCAGTGGAAGAAAGGTAATAGCAATGTTACTGGCGGGACTGCGGCAACGTATACCAAGCAATCAACAGTTGTGGGTGATGCAGGGGAATATACTTGCGTCATTACTTCAACTTCTGCGGGTAGTGTTACTTCAAGCCAAGCAACGGTCACCATTTCTTAATCTAAGGGGCGCAAGCCCCTCTATTGAGGTCTTATGCAAGTATTAACGGATGTAGGGCAAATAGCGGTTATTGTCGATGGTAAGTCATACCATTTAATACCGTCATTTTCGGCAATGGCTAGGCTGTCTCAAGATTCAAGTACGAGATTGACTGATATTTTCGTCACAGTATATGGCGGCCGTTTCTCTAACCTGAAAGACCCTAAACTGGCTAAGAATGCAGAGGCTATTTGCTTTGCTAACATGGTCATGGATTGCAAAGAGGTGATAGAAAAGTGCTGTAACGAAAAAGTCAGTGAGCTAATTGGCAATCTAAGTGTCAACCGTAAAGGCTGGCTAAGCTATCGAGAAGGTCGCTTGAAGTTACAAGACATTATCACGCTTGCTCGTCACCTCATGCGACACGGTATCATGGGCGACCAAAAGCCCGATGAAGACGAAGAACCGCAAGGTAAATTCACAAACGAGTTCGACCCGCGCGTCTATGTCTATCTTGCTGTAGCTCATTTAGGCATTAGCGAACAAGAAGCATGGGGAATGACAATGACAGGTTTCCGCGCTGCCATGGAAGCTAAATTTCCCCGTAGTGAGAAAGATAAAATCCCATCCAATAAGCGATATGAAGAAGCTATGGATTGGGCTGATAAAATTATTATGCGTGATAATGCGAGGTAGAGTATGGCTGAGTTTAAATGTAATTTCTGTGGTCGTAGTCAAACTAAAGTTCCAATTCTTATTTTAGCAAATGATAAGACTGCGGGAATCTGTAGTACATGCGTTGGTAATTGCGTGCAGCATATGGGGTTGTTAATCAAAGAAAGCAAGACCACATTTGAGCTTCCGACAGAAGAAAAAGAGGGTTGATATGAGAGAGCCTAAACCAACAGCAAAGCCCGTTCCTTCACTTGATATCAAAGATGGCGTCTCTTATTTTTGTCCTGAGTGTTCAGAAAGAAATCAGAGAGGGAAAAGTCAGTTGCAGATTGTCAAAGATTCACTTCAAGTACTTCACCGCGTGAGTACAGAAGAATTAGTAGATACATTAACAAAGGCTGGGCTGATAGAAAAAGATGATGGAGAAACCCATCATATTAAAAAACAATCATTTAAAATGGTTTTCATGAATGAATTGGTGGATGGCAAGTTTATTATTACCGAATTCAGTAATGGATATATAAAATTTTACACCCAAGAAGAAGGGGAAGAGCCCATTCTAAACAAAACAATGCCATACAACGAGAGCGATTCTACATACTCCACAATGGCATTGGATATAATGAAGCGATCATTAGGTCAAATAGATTGAATTGCCACCTGTACAACGCGTAGTATTTCAGATGGGTTATTCAATGCTGTATCAATGGCTTTGGTCATTACATGGCGTAAACCGTCAACTGGTAGCTTCTTTAGTTCGTTTTTGATTGCGTTTTTCTCGCCATTGCTAACATTCATTTTGTCAACATATGAAGATAGAGCTGATAAAGTATCATCATGTAATTTAATCACGTTGACATTCAGTATCGCACTTAACCCACCATCGGCTCTGAGAAAGTCTACGCCTAAGTTGGTTATTCTTATAAAAGAAGGGTCAAGAAGTAGCGGTGTGTTAGCCTCAAACTCATCGTCAGCGCGAGATACAGGGCAATCTGCTGTATTAAGTAGCCCGCTATCGGATAGGTAAATTATATTATCGTAGAAATCCTTATAAGTTTCATAAGGCTCACATAGTTCATTCCATTGCTCTCTACTAACTCGTCCATTTTTGCAGTGATAAAAGGCGAGTAATATATTTTGTTGCCACTCAGGATTATATCTATCATAAGTCATCACTTGTTATCCTTGTCGTAAAGCTTCACTAGGGAATCATAAACAACCTTCTTAAACTCTTCAGCCTGAATAGCTGCTTGGTGCTCTGCGTTGCTTTGTGGCTTTGGCTCTGATTTTTCCAAAGCCTCTTGCAGTATCATTACCATCTCAGAATTTAGAGACCTCCCATTTTTATGGGCTCTAACTGATAGTTTATCCTTCATTCCTTCGGGCATTCTAATTGTATACGGAGCTATATCTCTTATGCGCGACATTAACCATCACCTATGTTGTCAAACTGATATCACAATATTATCAAAAAAAATTTGACTAGATATCATCACAATGATACTTTTTGTTATCACAAAGAATCACAAAAGGTAATCTAAGATGAAAAAGGCAAACAATAAACAGAAAGTTGTTCGTATGTCAGAAGATTTGGTTTGTAAAATCAAAGAGGCTGCGTACAGAAACAGGCGTTCTGAAAATCAGGAAATGTTGTTGAGATTGGAAATGTCATTTGATGACAGAGTTCAAAGTGTGATCAGGCAGTGCCTATAAGAGCGAAACCCCAACTACTTGCAATAGTCAGGGTTTCAATTTTAGTCCGAAACGATTCAGGAAACGAACTATGAATAATGTAGCAAATATTAACGATGTGAGCAATTCAGTTAAGGCGACACCATCAATTTTACATTGTGGTACACCAGTTATTACAACTGGAATTATGGCTAAGCTATACGGTACAGATGAAGCGAATGTAAAAATGAACTTCTCCCGTAACGCCGATAGATTCATTGAGGGAAAACATTATTTTAAGCTGGAAGGCGTTGAGCTTAAGGGATTCAAGGACAGAGTAACCGAAAGTTACCCAGTTAAATTTCATGACCAAATAGTAGGGAAGAGAGCTAGAAGTCTAACGCTATGGACTGAACGCGGAGCCGCACGACACGCTAAAATGTTAGATACAGATCAGGCATGGGATGTTTTCGAGGCTCTGGAAGATTTCTATTTCACCAAGAAGCAAGAGCCACAACATAAATCAACGGTTCAGGAACGTAACCCATTAAAGAATGCTGTTAATCTACTAGTGAGCAAAAAGGGCATTATGTACCCCGAGGCATATTCACTGGTACATCAGCAATTTAATGTTGGGGGGATTGACGAGCTAACGGCCGATCAGATACCGATGGCGGTTGAGTATGTTCACAAACTAGTGATGGAAGGTGAATATATTCCTAAGCAGGACGAGTTACCTATGCCAAAGTTCAATAAGCATAAAACCATCCATACGCTAGAAGGCGCGGTAATTCACATTCGAGCGATGAAAGAATACTGGAATAATGGGCTTAAAGACTCCCTCAAGCAACTTGGGTACCAGCATACAGGATCAATGACTGAGCACATGACAGACATTCTGTTTCATCTTGATTGGGCGATTCACGAAATAAAAGGCGATAACTTAGATAAGTTACCAGCTTAACCACATAGCCCAAGGATGGGCTTGTAAAGCAAATATGCGTTACTAATAAAATCAATACCATATAAAAATAACTACGCCTCTTGATTGAGGTTCTTTGCATTAATAGGTGAAACCGAATTTACTAGATGTGAAATTAACCTATACTGTGTTTTTATACAGTTATAGATTGATGCTGTTTGTGATCATAAAACCAGTGTTTTTTTTCACAGATGTATAAATTTAATTTATGTCATAAAATCAGTGCAATTTTTATTTTTAGGAAAATGAAAAATGACGGTTGTTGCTGATGGTGAAGGAAATGATTTAATCGAGTGCCCATTATGTGGAAACCAGCATGATGATAATGAACTTTGCACTTGTGGTTATGACCCAAAATTAAAAGAAAAAAGCAAGTCTAATTATCGTGCTATTCATGCCCTTACAGCTACTCTTGATTTTGTTGTTGGAGATAAAGGTCGGGATATTAATGTAGAAATCGGCAAAGAATGGGGATTGGATTCCGATGATGTAGTGCAGTTCATATCTAGTGCGGATAAAAGGTTCATGGCGAAAAGAAAGAGCCATGGTGTCATGAAAGAAGATGCTATGCCGCACAATACCCCAAAAACATTTTCACGATATTTAGATAAAGACCTTTCATTTGTTGATTTCGTTACAGGTATTATGAAGTTAATGAAAAGAGAGGCTTATGAAGATAGATCTACCCTATCAGGAGGTGCTTTAGTCTTTATTCATTATCAAGTAGATTTAGATGAGAGTAGTGATGGTAGGTTATTGATTATAATGGTAAATAAGAAAGGTGTTTTTGACTTCAATGAAAGTCTTGTGCCTAAAAAAATACCGTCTGTAAATTTAGACGCTTTAAGGCAGGCGGTGTTGATTGACCTAACGTTATTTAAGTCAAGTTACCCAAACAATGAGGGCGACCCATATTTACACTTTATTACAGGCATGTCAAAAAGTGGTTTTTTTAAAAGGGCGCTTGGTTGTAACCCTAAAATTGACAACAAAAGAAGTATAGAGCAGTTACATGAAGCCTTAGATGGATTCTCTAACAATATATCACTAACAACAGAGCAAAGAATCAAGGTAAGGGAATCAGTAAAAGCCTTTATTGACGTTAAAGCCAGAAGTGTTGATAAGAAAATGACCATTAGTGATGTTGGAAAAGTTATAGAGAAGTGTATACCTGAAATACAGAATGTAGCGGGTAAATTTGAACAGTATGTTGATATAAATGAGTACACAATTGATCAGTACTTCGAGCCTCATTACACATCATCGAAGCCATTTGGAGAGATAAAAATCTCAGATGATGATGATGAGTATGAAGTAACGTGTAATGTTAATACAATCGGTTCCAGTAATAAATCAGACAAGAAAATAATTTACGATAAAGCAAATTCTCGCTTAATTATCCGTTTAACAGATTCGGGTATAACAGAAATAGAGAAAATTATTAAGGGGGCTTAAATGCTCAACGTTGATGAGTTTGAAAATTTTGTAAAAATAATGAAGGGCTCATCTACATCAGTTGTCAAGGGGCATTGTATAATTAAATTCGGATGTCCTCTTGATAACATTGAATATTTTGAGACTTTGTTAAATAAATACGGCGTCACTTCAATTTCTGAAAAAAGACAGGATGAATTTGTCATTAGCACTGATTTTTTAGATGAGTCCATCCTGTATCTTTCTATGGATAAGCTATGGCATAAATCTTGCTCAATAGGTAGAGTGCCTGAGTTTTTTTATATTCTAAAAGGGAATCAGTCTTCATTAGAGGAATCAAAAGAAACACTATCAATATCTTTGTTTTTAAAGTGGAAAGCTATAGTAGGAAAGGTTTCAAATCATGCTATTAATGATAAGTGTATTCTATATATGCCAAATGATGATGGCGGGAAAGAGTTGGTTATAACCATAAATGAGAGTTTGGATTTTGTAAAAAAAATAAACTATAAAATAGACTCAAATCTTTCTGCTGACAACATACTGAAAGTTTTAGATATAAATGACGCTCAATCTACTGAGCGTGAATCAATAATGAGAACAGCGATATTTGAATTAATAAAAGATAATGAAACCAAAAGCTTAGTTTCAGTTATAGATGTTGGCGATAAGATATATGTTCGTTATTTAAACCTACTTGAGTTATATACAAAAAGATTTTCAGTAAACAAAATACTTTCTGAACTAGAGCAAAAGCAACTTGAGTATACAACTAAAATTAATGATTTTGTCTCATCTAGCCAGAATAAAGCATTTGCCATTCCAGGGGCTTTGATTGCGGTTGGCGGGCTAGCAAAATCAGGAGATCTTGTCGACTCAGTTCTCATATTTTTCGGTCTGTATTTGATATATAGGGTCACTTATATCTCAAATGAGATATTGATTAACTCTTATGACTCATTGAAAAGTAGTCTAAATGATTTAATAAAAAGATATTCTAAGTTCGATGAGGGTGTCGAGGTGCGAGATGCTGCATCTAAAATAGATTCAGATATAAGTGGAAAAATAGAGAAGGCCAAAGAACGTATTGGTAAGATTAATGACATGGGTGTGATCATGTTAGTTGTAGGTGCTATCTACTTAATTATGAAGTGGCTGATGTCCCCATAGTATGCTTATTAATTTTGAACCTGCTTCGGCAGGTTTTTTGTTTGCTTCAATTTGCACTCCCGCTAAGCTAACATTACTGAAACTAATTGATGGGATGGTGAGATGAAAAGAATATTAGCAGTGGCTGCGGTGGTTATTTCCGTAGTAGTTATAGGTGGAGCTATATCAGTTAATTTTGTTCCAGAGGGAAAGGTTAAAGATGATGTTATTGCTAATTACTGCGCAGAAATGACCAAATCAGTTATGAAGTCACCTGAATCATATAAGTTAAGCGGCTACCACATAGAAAGGTATGCACCCACACCAAGCGAAATAAAAGAACAGGAAAAGTCATCACCAACGCTAGCTAACGAAAAGAGTTTAATTTGGGCTAAATTTGTTGCTCAAGAAAATTACTTAGCTAAAAACTCATTAGGAGTTGAGCTGAGGGGAGTGGCAAAATGCGATTTTATGAGAGCTGAATTGGGGATGGCTCCTCACTTTTATACACTAACTGGATTTTCAATTAACGGAAAGCCCATTGATGGTATTGGCTTGATTGTTGCTGAAACTGAAGCTCAAAAAACTATCGGAAGACTATCTAATGATGTTACTTATAGCCAAAAATTAAAATATATAATTAACCAAATCTTAAATTAAATTTATTTTTTATTAATGATACATACCCTGCCAACTGGCGGGGTTTTTTGTTTTAGCTAATAGCCCTGTCATTTGATGGGGCTTTCTTTTTTAGAGGTTACCATGACATTAAATGCAGGTTCGATTGAATTTATTATCAAGGCTGATACAGAGCAATTACTAGTCTCTAATAAGCAGGTAGATAGAAGCTTAGGTGATTTAGAAACCAGTTTTGATAAAGCATCTAGATCAGTGGAAAAGTCAGAGAAAGCAATGTTCTCATTTTCGAAGGCTGCATTGGCTGTTAGTTCTGCACTATCAGCCGGAGCAATTATTAAAGCTGTAGATGACTGGGGGCAGATGGCGGCACGTATAAAAATGGCGTTGAAATCTGTAGAAGGTGATGTCGATAAGTATTCAGAAATACAAGATAGATTTTTAAAAATCAGCAATAGAAATGGTAAGGCAGTAGAAACTGTACAGTCGCTATATGCTGGTTCAGCAACGTCAATGAAGGAACTTGGATACAACACCGAACAAACAATTGATTATATTGAGTCCCTTTCATCTGCCTTTACTGCAAATGCTACTGGATCACAACAAACTGAGTCAGCAATGAATGCGCTTAATCGTGCAATGGTAGTGGGTACTCTTCGTGGTAACGACTGGCATTCAGTTTTAAACGCAACACCATCAGTTGTTGGAGACATAGCTAAAGAATTATCCCGTTTACGTGGCGGCGTAAAAGTTACAGAAAATGATGTTAAAAAAATGGCGCTGGAAACAGGAATATCCATGAAGCTGTTTGTTGACTCTGCGCGTAATGCAAAAGATGCAAACAACGCGCTTGCTGATTCAATGGATAATACTGTTGCTGATGGATTCACTAAGTTAATTAACTCAGCAAAAGCCTACTATGGCGAAATGAACCAAACTTTAGGTATCACAAGGTCTGTCTCTGCTGGATTTGCTGTACTAACAGAAAACTTCGATAAAGTATCAAGTGCAATAACTGCAATGGTAGCTATAGGGGCTGCTAAGTATTTCGGCTCATTAGCTAATTCAATGAAAAATTCGGCCGTGCAAACACTGAATCAGAGCAAGGCATTTAAAGAAAATGCTAATGCCCAATTGGAAATGGCACAACAAGCCCAGCGACGAGCTGCGGCAGAAGTTAAAAACGCACAGTTAGATAGAGCGAGACTTCAAAATAATATAGACCAAAATAAGAGGTCACAACAAAGTGTTTTGTTATCAAATGAGATAACTGCTGCCCAACAAAGAGAAAGGGCGGCTAAGTTAGGATTGGTTCAAGCTAATAATGCGGTTGCAGCTTCACAAGAAAGAATTAATGCAGCTAGCGCGATAGGTGCAAGAGCTGTAGGGGTTCTTAAATCAGCAATGGCACTTGTTGGCGGCCCTGCTGGGGTTGCAATGTTAGCAGGTGGTGCTCTCTTGTATTACTGGCAACAAGTTGAGACTGCCAGACAGAAATCATTAGATTTCGCTGACTCTATTGAAGAATTAAAAAACAAAATGAAAGAGCTTTCTGATGTGGCTCTAATGGGCAATGTTGCTGAAGCAAGCAATTCCATAGATGTACAGCGAGAGGCTATTGAAAAGCTACAGGATGAGCTTGAAATTCTAAGGGATAATTATAAGTGGACATCTGAAAGTACGAGTGAATGGCAAAATAGGTCAAAAAATCTTTCAACAATACAACGTGATATAGCAATTAAAACAAAAGAGGTTGAAGAGGCTCAAGCAAAATTAGCCAAAACAATCGAATATGTTTCTGATACTACGGGTGAGCTAACTACAAGAAATAAAGATCTCTATGATGCCATGAATAATGCATCTGGAGCCGCTGGTAAAATGGGCGGCATTATTGGCGTATTACAGCAAAAAATAAAGGCCGCTGCAGATGAAAAGGAGCGCCTAAACAATGCAATGAGAGATAATCCCAGAACGGATGACGGGGAAAAGGCAATACTTAACCTGAAAGAACAAAATGAGTTGTTGGGGATTCAGGACAAAAGAAAAAGAGCCATCAGAAAAGCTGAGATGGAAGCATCAAAGCTAACTAGTAATGATGGGCAGGCAAAAGATATAGTCGCACTGGCCACGGCTAATTATGACCTAGCCGAGTCAGATAGAGAACGGAGCAAAGAGTCTAAAGCATCATCCAAAACTACTGATACAGCAACAGAAGCAATTAAGCGTCAAGTAGCGGAAATCGAACGCTTGAATAAAAGCTACGAAGATGGATCCAAACAATTAGCGCAATATGATGCTGGCAAGGCATTAGGCGATAAGGCCAGTCCTGAGCAAATAGCACAAGCAGAGCGTTTAGCTGGTGAGTTATTTGATATTCAGCAACGATTAGCAGACAAACGAGCCGCGCTAGAAGCTAATGTGATCGCCAAAGCTGAGAGGCTGAAAACGGATGAATTGGCACAGATAGAACGACAATTGAAAGCAGGTGATATTTCTTTCGAAGAATCACAGCGCCGCAGGTTGGAAATCGCGTCTGAATACGCCACTAAAATTGCAGAGGCTACAGCCAGCAATATCATCACACCAGTAGCAGAGAATCGCGCCAAGTTCGACCCTGTACAAGCATTACAGAACGAAAATACTCGCAAGCTTGCCTTGATGAGAGAGTATTACACTCAAGAGCAGCAACTGCTAGCAGACTCCTACGCTAAACAGCAAATGTCGCATGAGCAATTTACGGCAGCAAAACAAGCTACTGACATGCAATACAGAGCGCTTATCACAGCGATGGATAATCAGTATCAGCAACAGCAAACAGCCGCGCAATGGGAGCTAATGAGAAACCAATCATTAAGTTACGAAATGCTAGCGTCTGCGGTTGATTCATTCGCGGGTAATGCTTCCAATGTAATGACAGGGCTAATGACGGGCACTATGTCGGCAGCTGATGCCATGCGCTCATTGGGTAACACGATTCTAAACAGCGTCGTTAACTCAATCGTGCAGGTAGGCGTTGAAATGCTGAAAAACTTTATCATCAGTAAAACGATGGGAGTAGCAGCACAGGCAGCGAACGCAGCGGCAGCAATAGCAGGAGGCGCGGCAGCATTGGCAGCTTGGACACCTGCGGCAATAGCAGCATCTATCGCAACAGGCGGGGCAGCAGCGGCAAGCGGTTTAGCTTCTTTTCAAACATCCATGTTATCCGGTCAAGCAATGTCATTACTCGGTGGTCGTCGCTACGGTGGTAACGTATCAGGCGGCAATCCGTATCGTATTAATGAATCGGGTGAATCTGAGATATTCCAGACTTACGACGGGAAGCAGGCTTTCATCCCGAATAAGTCAGGGAAGGTTATTCCTGCGGATAAGGCGAATGGAAGTAAAGGTATTAATGTGAGTGTTATTTTTAATGACTACTCATCAGGAAATCATCAATTTGAAGCTCAAGCAACGCAAAACGGCGATACGTTAACGGTTCAGGCATTCTTAACTGATATGCACGAGAAGGGACCTATGCATCGTTCAATAACTCAAAATACTACCGCAAACACAAGGCTATAGAGGTAACGATGGACGAAATTATTGATTACCCTCGCGGTATGCCATTGCCGATTAGGGCAGACAAAAACATGACCATCGACACGGGATTTAGGACTGACCAGCCACAGATTGGCGCTCCTATTTTCCAGCCTCTGACGGATGATTTAAAAACCGTTTGGAGTGTGCGGTGGGTATTGAGGCGAGAGCAGGAAAGACGATTCGCTCAATGGCTGCGAAGCCCTAACTATCTTGATAACGGTAAGCGCTGGTTTCGTATGGAAATTGATTTGGGTGGGAGTGGACTACAGGAACAAATAGTTCACTTCGTTCAAATGCCAGTGCAGACCTCAATTGTTGCTGGCGTGGTGACGTGGACGGGAAGCATTATTTGCCGAAAACTGAACAATACAGATGATGAGTTCGGAGACCTGATTGTCGAGTTATTACCTGAGGAATGGGGCTTGCTCGATATCGTCGTCACCGAACGCCTACCACGGTGCAAGGAGGGCGAATGAAGCTAAGAGAGTATCGAGCGCAACGCCCGATGCGCACATTCTACGAAACTATCCAATTCTATCACCCATCATTCGGAAACATTCATTTAGTCAGCTTGCAGATAGAGCCTAAAGTTTTGGGCGGTGTTGAGCATCAACCGTGCAACTTTGAGCTAACAGAGAGCCAGCAAAGCAAAACGCCGATTATCGATGCTTCGATTAAGTTCAGCCGAGTCGCACAGGACTTTAAGCAGCAACTCAAGCTTTGGCGGTCGAATACTCGAATGAAGCCGATAGTGGCAACGTTCAGGCTATTTGACTCGGCTGATAAAGATAACCCGATAAGCGAATGGTCGCTGTACGTGAAGGACTGTTCACTCGATGCGGAATCAGTCACTGTCACACTGTCGATGAATAACCCACTGAACAAGAACGTTGGGCGCATTTACACGATGGAAGAATTCACAGGCTTGGAGACAGTCTAATGACGAAATTAGAGTTTATTAATTTGATGATTGGCAAGCCGTGGAAGAATCGTGCGTGTACTTTGAATGAGTGTGACTGCTGGGGATTGGTGGTCTTGTATTTTAGGTACGTACTAGGTACGGAAATTCATCATGATGCTGGCTACGAATCTGACCATGATTTTGTTACTTGTTATAACGGTGAAGTTGAATTCTGGCAACGCACAGACCATCCAGTCGATGACGGGATATTCATTGGTTATTTAGGCTCTCAGCCAGCCCACACAGGCTTAGTTATCGATGGCAATGCATTTCATAGCCGAGGTGAAAACGGCGCTGTACGCATGGATAGGCTCATTGTGCTTGAGAAGAAATTCACGAAATTGGAGTTTATGAAATATGCCGATAGTTGAAATTCAACGAATAGCCGGAACACCGAAAGAAAGAGTCGATTTAACAGTCGGCTCTTTTTTTTATAGCGATTTTCTAGTGCATCGAGAGGATTTATCAAGAGATGTGCTGGTGACAGTAAATGGCGTCGAGCTTGGCCTAGATGATGAGTTAGATTTCGAGATAACACCGGTTCACTTTATTCAAGTGTTCGGCCAACCCAAAGGTGTCATCGGCGACATCCTGAATCCCGTGTTTAACTTGGTCACAAAAGTATTCTCGTTTCTTGCGCCAAAAACACCGTCATTCTCTGCGGCTGATTCCAACGTCAAAGACAGCCCAAATAACCGACTGACCGCACAAACGAATATCGCGAGAGCGTATCAAGCAAGGCCTAGAATTTGCGGTCAAGTGAGAGCGTTCCCTGACCTTATTCAGCAGTCAATGTTTGAGTACAGCGGAAACCTTAAAACTGTTACCGAGCTCATGTGCTTGGGTGTCGGACGATTTAAAACGGAAAGCGTCAGGTTTGCTGAGTCTGACTTTACCGCGATGGCAGGTGCTAGTTATAAAATCTATCAGCCCAACGAAGTAATTCCACTGATTAATGAAGGGTTTGAATTCCCTGATATCGACGGGCAAGAATTGCCTGGTCCTAATGAAAGTAAAGATATCCCACAGCAAACCGCAACAGCGAATGAAGTGGTTTCAGGTGAGATAAAAGGCGGTGAGGCCGCAATAAAAATCGTCAAGCAAGATGAGTTTGAATACTTCTTTGAGTTGACTAAGCCGCGCTCGATATCAATGACGGTGAATGTGAGCTACGACACACCGCAAGGTAGCGTAACTAAAGATGTGAAAATTGACGCTCAATTAGTGGATGTGAAAGAGAGCGATGATGGTTCGTTAATTTCGCCTGTTGAATATTACGAATTCTTCTTTACTAACCTATCCGGCACTGAATTAGCGCAACTTCCACCGAATGCAGTTGTGAATACGACAAAATTTGTTTTGTACGATAACCAATTTCTAACAGCAGGCCCATTCTTTGCGCCAGTTGATGGCGATCAATTATGGGTACATACGCAAGGTCAACTTGGCGGTGGTAATTACTGTAATGCACGAGTCGAAATATGGAAGGTCGATGTCGATAATGTTGAGATAGCCGGCACTCGACAGCAATTCACTACCGGACTGAGAGAAACCAACGGATCGAGAGTTTATTACAAAACAGACAAGGTTGATTTGATAGCAGGTCGTGGCCGTTATGCAATTCAACTAACTCGACTCGAAAACAGCAATGACCAGAGCATTATGAAGTTAGAAAATGCGCACATGGTCAGAGTGAGAAAAGATGTTATTTTTGAGAGTGACACAATTATTAGTGTGTCTGTGAGGGCAACCGAAGCACCAACGGGGGCAAGGGAACGCAAGTACAACGTCCTATCTACTTCAATGCTTATATCGTATGACCGAGCATCAAAGCAAGTCGATTACACGCTCAGGCCATCGCGTAGTTTTGCAGATAACGTATTGCATACTTGGCTCATTGACGCTGGGGAAAGTGAAAGAAACATTGATATTGATGGCCTATATCGGATTTACGATAGCTTGCCAGATGTGCGACTTGGTTATTTCGATTACACCTTTGATGACGAGGATATCTCACTAGGCCAACGCATCGAAACTATCTGTAATGCCGCAAGGGTAACTGCTTATTTCGATAATGCAGTCCTCACATTCTCTCGCGAACAGTCTAGCGAATTCCCGATGACCACGTTCAATCGCTCGAACATCACAGGTAACGACATGAAGATATCGTATGACATGTCGATGCCATCTGGTTATGACGGAATTGAATTGGAGTATGTCGAACCGGTGCGCAACAAAAAGGACTATATCCGCTATCGAGTTGATGAGAATGGCATTACTGAAGGGTTATCACGCACGCCGAATAAGATAGTTTTGCAGGGATGTAGAAATCGCTACCAAGCACTAGATAGGGCGCTGTTAGAAGCTAACCGACTCATTCACCAACGAACAAGTATCAGCTTAACGACTCTTGCAGACGGTGGGAATGTGTACCCATCTGACATGGTGCTAATAGCTGATACATATGACTCAAATCAGCAAGCAGGTTATATCACTGAGCGAAACGGCGAGGTATTCACAACCAGTGAGAAAATCAATTTTGATGAAGAAATGTGGGTATATCTCACTGATTCGATGGGTTACACAACGCAGAAGTTTAAAGCGGAGCCTAGGCCTGATACCGAGTTCGGCTTTATCGCAAGTGTGCCAGTAGATATCGAACTCAATTTCTACGATGGATATCAAAAGCAATCACCATCACGCTACATCATCGCCACTTCCACTGAGTTAGAAATGACCAAGTGGGTAATTACTGACAAGCGCCCAATGGGTGGCGAACGTTACACCATAACCGCAACCGAGTATTTCGGCGCAAAATCCGACTATAACATTTAAATAAACTATTAATTAACAAGCCCTCCATGTGAGGGTTTTTATTGGAAGGCATAAAAATGGCAGGAACAATCCCGACAAAAAAATCAATACCAAGTAAAGACATTCGTGACTTAGGGTTTAACTCTGAGAAAATGGATGAAGTTATTAATTCTGACAATACAACATACATAGATAGAAAAGGGCGATGTCATTTAACAATAAAGGGGTTAGAGGAAGCTGCTGTATCCGCGGGTCCGACTATTGACGCAGCTCAGAAAGCACTCGGTGAGGCCAACAAGGCAAGAGTCGCAGCGGAGGGCGCGGCGCAAAACGCGGCATCTGAAACGTTAAGCGGAATAAGTAATCAAGTTGCAAGAGCTGAGGAATTTGCTGATTCAGCAGTCGATTCAGCGAATAGAGCTGAGTCAGCTGCAACCTCGGCATCAATTGATGCGCCGACATATGACAGCATTAGCGAGGGCATATCTAAGACGTCATCTGGTGATTATTTTAGAGTTTGGCAGAATTCAGCGACGGGGGTGTCGTTTGTTTTTTATAAAAACAACAATGGAGTTGGTGACGAATTAACAGATTACCCTAGCGCGGGCGCGATCGATTTCATCCAAAAAGGAAACAATTCAGAAGTTGACTGGGCTGTAATTGATGAAAGCGATAGACTTGCGTTAGCGATAAAAAAAGACGGGAGTGTGCAAGCGGGATCTCTAAACATTAAAGGAAATGCAATCACATCTGATGAGGGCATTCAAGTTGGTAGCATTGAGCAAGTCGAAACGCAATCCGTGGGTATATCGCTAGCGTGGGTTGATGATGATGACCGCATAGCAATTGCAATAAACAGCGACGGTAGCGTGTTAATCCCGAATCTAGTTGGTAGAGAGCCCGACGCGCAAGTTAATGAGCCGGTAATATCCGCGGATTTGATGCATGCAATTTGCTACGGACAGTCCTTAAGTGTTGGGTCTCTTGCTTTTCCTGTCATTTCAAAGGAGCAGAAATATAACAATGTGACATTCAATTCCGGCGTCATTCATGTCTCTTATAACCCCTATGATATGTCTGATTTTAAACCTCTTGTTGAAGAATACAATCAAACAGGAAATGGGCGTCTGGGTGAAAGCCCTGTTTCGGGATGCGTTGATACAATATCAGCACTATCACTGCCGTTTGACGGTGCGTTCATCGGCTCAGCGCCGGGTGCGGGTGGGCTCAGTATTGATGAATTATCAAAAGGTAGCGCAGCTTACACTCGCTTAGTTGAGCATATCGCTAACGGCTATGCAAATAGCCAGCGTAAGGGGTTGTCATACAACGTTCAATTTATCCCGTGGTATCAGGGTGAGCAAGATAACAGAATAAAGACACCTCGAGATAAATACACGGACATGCTTCGAGCTTTGCAACTAAATATATACGACGATGCAAATAAAATTACGGGTCAAAAATTTGTACCACCACTGATTTCTTATCAGGTTTCATCGCATAAATATTACGGAGTTGACGTGCCGCTCATTGCACTTGCTCAACTGGATGCGACAGAAAAATACAAAAATATTCACATTGCAACGCCCATGTATATTTTTGATTATGCTTCAGATAATTTGCATCTTTCAGCTATTAGCAGTTGGTTAATTGGTGCTTACACGGGGGCGGTTTATAAAAAAAGGTACTTAGATAATGAAGAATGGACAGGGGTAACAATTAAACACGTTGCGTGCCAAGGTCGAATTATTGATTTACACATGAACGTCCCCGAGCCACCGCTTGCTATTGATGTAAGCCATGTCTCAATTACGAAGAACTACGGATTTTCGATTAGAACAGGTGACTTAGATGTCGTGCACGACATTATCGCATCAGTCACTATTAGTGGGTCAAAGCGAATTCGTCTCACGCTTAGCAGTGATATACCGGAGGGCGCTCACGTATGCTATGCCTTTGGGGAGCCTAACGATATAAACGGAGGGGGTAGAAATGGGGGGCCAAGAGGGAATATTCGCGATAGCGGTAGCGTTGTTGTCAAGTCACCCATCGATAGCGAGCATACATTACACAATTGGATGTTAATCACAAGTAAGGAAATAAAATAACATGGCCATTATCAACAGAATTAAAGGTGCAAATTGGGATAGCTCAGGACTGCCAGTCCTTAACTCTTTTGTTACTCAGGGGCTTGTTGCCGCATTTCGTCCGAAATCGTATGCATCATCAATGGTGGATTTGTCAGGAAACGAAACGCATGTGCAAACAATTGGTAATCCGCAGTTCACAAAATCAGGCGTGATCGGTTCTAACGCAGATGGTTTTTTGACAAGTTGCTCAGAAACGTCAAGTCACACATACATTGCCACGATTAAAGGGGATAGTTCGATAGGCCCCTTTATTGTTGGTAATTTTAATTCACAGTCGGCAATGGGTACGGGAATAGTTACATTAGCGATTAACAACATGATGCATAACGCAGGCGCGTACTGGACTAAAAGCGGAGACACCACAAACTGGGACCGAGTGACAGGTTCGGGTGTCGCGCCAGATAATTTCCGAACTGCTTGGGCATTTATTGCACTTACAGTGGATTCGGAGAAAGAGTGGGTTGAATTATGGCTAAAACAGGGTGACTCACCGCTGATAAGAGCCGCAGCCGTTAAACCGTCAGGGATAAAGACGCGAAACATGGATGCAACGAAAAAAATAAGAATAATGGGGCCGACACCTGCGTGGACTAGCTCAGCAAGGAATGAAGTTGCAGAAACGTTAATCTATAATAGGGCATTGTCTGAAAGTGAGATTAAGCAGCAATACCTTTACTCACAAAAATACCACCTTAACAATGGCGTTGTTATTTAAAAGAAAGATAAACGAAGTGGCATTAACCTTCCTGACTGTACTCATATCCCTTCGGCAGTCTCTTGCTCACTTCCCTGTAATGAGCTAAACGCTCACGAAAGTACTCGCGCAAGTGCTCGGGTTGCTGTCGCTCGACTTCGACATCGATTACAGGCTTGCCGAGTCTTTCTTTATATACGACTCCACTTGCGGCTAAATCGACATTCACTTTGTCTTTATCTTCTTTTGAGAGTTCTGCGAGATTGTGCAT